TCAACGAACCGACTGTTCCCCGGCGAGAATCCGATCGAGCCAGGCAACGTCCCAGATCCGATCGGCGATGCGGCGATAGAGGGCCTGACGTGCGTCAAGGTCGGCCTTCTTGAACTGGCCGTGTGCCCGGAACGGGAGGTCCTGATCCTTCACGAATCGGACAAACCCAGGATTGTGCTCATACGCGCGAGGGTGCAGCGTCTTGGCGAGCGGGTTCTGTCCGAAATAGTGCTCTAGCTTGTCGGCGTATGGCGTGTCGCCGTACGAGGCGTTGAACGATTTTGGAAGCAGGAGGAGCCCGCCGAACCTGTTGCGGTAGTCCTCGAAGTCGGACTTGTGCGGAAACTCCTCGCGGAAGTCCTCTGGGTGGTTGGGCCAGATGTGCTCGACCTCGTAGCCCTTCTTGCCGCGGAGCGTGATGTACTCGGCGTAGCGGGACTGGCCGCCAGAACTCACGTCGATGTGGTCGGCCATGCGTGCCAGCAGGCGCTTGATTGGCTTGTGGCTCCACTGATTGAGGTAGAAGCCGTCGAAGCCTGCCAACTTCTCTGGCTGCTCGTCGAGACGCTTGCGCAGCGCCACCGCGATCTCCTTCGGACTACCGCCGCGGATGTCTCGGACGACCGTGTACACGTTGTACTGCAGCGAGTTGTAGTCGCAGTTGCGGAAGTTGCACAGGCGGCGTGACAGGTAGATGTCTGCGTATTTGGCGACGAGCCGCATCTTTAGCCGGATCACGTCGTCGGAATCGCTCCGCGACAAGGCAGCCAGCAACAGCGTCGGTTGGTGGGTGAACTGGTGCGTGGCGTTGTGGAAGAGGTTCTCAAGCCCCGGTGTCAGTTGGAGCTCGGCACGCCGAATCACCATGTACCACTTCGAGTAGAACGACATCTCCGCGGTGATGAAGTCTCGATATGCCGGGGAGTGAGGCTGTCCGCTCTTCGTCAGGCCAACGCGATCTGCATCCTCCCGCACCCAGCGATGGAACTCGGTGCCGATCCGGTCCCACGCCTCGGGGCGGGAGTTCTTCTTGCGCTCACGGATGCTGTCGGCATACTGGCTTCGCAGCCAAGCTTTGAAGAAATCTGAGTCGTATTCCTGATTGTCGGGCGCAAGCGCCCGCATTTCAGCGAGCATGCGCTTCCACTCGGCGCTGGCGGCATCCCTGGCCTTGGAATCCGTGATGTTGGCCAGCAGGTATCCCTTGAGCATGTCCGTAGGGGACAGTGACAGGCCACGGTCGTTCATGGTCTCGAAGATCGTGTACGCCACATCGTCGGAATATGCGGTGATCTCGACGAGGTGGACGTTCTTGGTGAGCCAGTCCACGAAGTAGGGAAGGGCCGCGTCGTCAATCTCCTCGGGGCAGAGTTCCTCGATCTCGTTGTACCGGGCCACGATGTTCCGCGACGACTCGGGTAGGTCCTCATCGTCGATCTCGGTCCCATCGAACAGCGCCTGCATGATGGCCCGTCTCTCGGGCACGTCGACGTTGAAGGACTTCTCGCCGTACTCCTCGGAGTAGATCATCTCGCCGACGCTGTTTTGCTGCTTCGCTGCCTGCTGCCGCTTCATCAAGAACAGCAGTAGCAGCGTGAGGGTCGTCAGTCGTTGCTGCCCGTCAATGATGTAGTCGCGTCCATCCTTCTGACTGACGATGATCGAGCCAAGGAAGTAGCGGTCATAGCCGGCGACGGCGCGGCGCTCGTGCCCGGGCTCGTAGCTCCGGAAGAAGACGTCCGTCAGGTCGCTGATCAACTCCTCCAGTTGCTTGGTCTGCCACTTGTACTCGCGCTGGTAGTAGTCGATGTAGAACTTTCGACCGAACAGGATCTCGCGGAGGGTCTTGCCCTTGCCGTCAATGTTCTTCCGTTGAATGGAGTCGGTTCCGCTCATGTGCGAGTCCTCGGTTTATTGGTTGGAGCGCTCGCCTGGTTCCCGTTGTTGGGGACCGAGTTGTTGAGCACATCGTCGAACGACGCCGCCACGATGAACCGTGCGGGATTGTCACCGGCGGCGATCGCCGTGAAGTGTGCCTTGCCGCACTGGATTTTGGCGTTCTCCGTGCCGCGCCGGGCGTCGTCGAACAACAGCGCCGTGCTCTTGGTCTCGACCACGAAGTACAGTCGCTCCTGGCCGTCGTGCTGCACGAGCACAGCCCAGTCCGGGTTGTAGTTCCCCAAGGGCGTTGGAACCAGGAACCATCCCGGCAACTTGGCGTAGACCTTGATCGCGGCGTTCTGCTCCAGGTTCTCCGCAAAGGTCTTCTCAACGCCCGATCCGTAGACTACCTGCTCGTGCGTGGACTTCGAAGCGTCCATCATGTTGCGGAGGTATCCGGTGAGCTCCTCGTTCTCGAAGAGCTCCTGGGCGTAGTAGAACTCGTCGCCCAGCCGCTGGTACTTGATACCGTCCACGAGGGCCATCCGCTTGCACCGATTGATGGCGTCGGCGGCAAGCTCGATGAACTCCTGAGGGTTTCGGGCGAAGTCGTCCAAGCGAGTGCTCTCGGAGAGGATTCGCTGGATGCTCCTGCGCGTTAGGCGCGTGCGGTCCTGAAGATCGGTCAGGATGTCCGGCAGGTCGATGTCGGACTCGCTCAGCACCACCACGGTCGCGCCCTGGCTCTCCGTCGCCTCGACGCCAGCCTTACCGATGGCGATGTCGGCCTTCCGCCACTGGAGCCGCGTCCTGGGGATTGCCGGCGCATCCTTCAGCGCCTTCGTGCAGTCCCGAATGAGCTTCTCGTTGTCAAAATGGACGCGGTAGGTGGTCTGGTCCCTGATTCGCTTCCAGAGGTCCTTGAACTCCTCGCTGTCAAGGACGGCGCGGCGGGTCTTCACCTGCCGGCGCTCGTCGGCGTTCTTGATCTCCAACCGCCCGGAGAGCCTGCGCAGGATCTCCGCAACCTGGTCCTTTTGCTCGGCGAACGCGGGTGGCAGCACGAGCGTCTTGTCCTTGATCGCCCGCTTGAGGGAATCCTGTACCTTGCCACGCGCATCGATGTACCCTTGGGCCTTGAGGTGTTCCCAGACCACCTTCGACTGATCCACGCCCATCGCCCGCACGCCGCCGTCTGCGGTTGGCACCCCCACCTGGGCAAACTGGTGGTGCTCGACGACGCCGAACCGGATGCCCGTGTCCTCCTCGATCTCCTTCTGGAGATTATCGGCGAAGGCCTCGTAGCTCTCATTGGCAATGACCGTGAGGGTGTTGACCTCGAAGCCCCGGAGCCGCTGGCCATCCTGGTTCACGCAGAGACGCAGGCCGCGCCCGATTGTCTGCCGACGTTCCCGTTCGGTGCGGATATCCCTCAGCGAGCAGATCTGGAACACGTTGGGGTTGTCCCAGCCCTCCCTCAGCGCCGAGTGCGAGAAGATGAACTTCAACGGCGTGTCGAAGCCGAGGAGCTTCTCCTTCTCCTTCATGATCAGGTTGTACGCCCGCTCCGCAGCGTCGCGCCCGGTCTGGTTCCCTTCTTCGGTGTCCACGCTGCGTCCGGACTTCTTGTCGATCGAGAAGTACCCGTCATGCACCTCCTCGGCGGCGCGATCGAGGTCCACTTCGTTGAACAACGTGTTGTAGTCGGGGTGCCGGGCCCAGCGCTTGTACTCCTCCTCGAAGATCTTGGCATACTCGCCCTTCACCGGGTTGGCGGCCGCGTCGTACTGCCTGTACTTGTCCACGGCGTCGATGAAGAACAGACTGAGCACCTTGATGCCCTGTCGTCGGAGCCGCTTCTCCTTGTCCAGGTGCTCCTTGATCGTGCGTTTGATCATCTCGCGCTGGACGCTGGTGGCATCCACATCGCCCCACGACTCGCCCGGCTTCAGGTACTTCTCCCCGCCCGGATACCGCAGCTCCAGAAACTCGTTCCCCGCCTGCACGCGGATCTCGCCGACACGGCAGTTGGCGTACATCGCCCGGCGAGTTGTCTGCTCCAAGTCGTCGCCGTCCTGCACAGTCACCTCGCGACGTTCAACGCCGTGGAGCGTGTCCATATCGAGCTCGACCTTGGCGGTGATGACGTTCCGGCGGTTCTGCACGGAGACGAGCCGAACGAACGGCCGGTTGTGTGCACTCTCCACCGTCGCCGCCGCGACCTCGATCTGCTTCACAAGCTTCCGCTCGTAGGCATCCACCGCGTCGAGGCGGTAGACCATGTGGTGCTTGTTCGCGTGTGTCGCCGAATAGCGGAGCGTGCAGAGGGGGTTCATTGCGTCGAGGGCTTGCTTGCCCGCGCCGCTCAGGCCACCATCCACACTCTGGGGCTCATCGACGATGAGGATGGGGCGTGTGGCCTTGATCAGATCGATGGGCTTCTCGCCGCCGGTCTTCTCGCTGTCCTTGTAGAGGTTGTTGATGTCCTTCTTGTTGATCGCACCGACCGTCGTCACCATGATCTGGATGTGCGAGCTGGTGGCGAAGTTGCGCACCTGCCCGAGACGGTTCGAGTCGTACAAGAAGAATTCAAATGGAACGCCTGCGTAGAGGCCGCGGAAGTGCTCCGCCATCGCGTCGATGGAGTGATAGACACCCTCCTTGATGGCCACCGACGGGACGATGATGACGAACTTCGTGAAGCCGAACCGTTTGTTCAGCTCGAAGATCGTGCGGAGGTAGACATAGGTCTTGCCCGTGCCGGTCTCCATCTCGACGGTGAAGTCGCCGGACGCCAGTGACGACGACGGGGACAGGCCATTTCCGAGTTGGACACTCTTGAGGTTCTCGAGTAGTTCATCGTCCAGCAGCGTCAGTCGGTTGCCTACCCCGAGATCCCCCTCGGAGAAACCCATCCGCATTTGTGGGTCGGCCGCATCACGGACAACTGTGAACTCCGTTCGACAAAGCTCCTGCCCTCGGAAGAGGTTGCAGACGGACTCAATGGCTCGCAGCTGGTAATCAAGATCAGGTTCGAAGTGAAGTTTCATGGGCTCGCTCTCAGAGGCTCCGCACGTTCTTCAGCCCGTGCTGTTCGAGAATCGCGGCGACATTGGTCTTAACGACATCGTCGGCAAATGCGTCGTCGCGGAACACGACAGCCGTTTCACCTGCTGGGTTGATTTCCTTGTGCCAGGCGGCGATGCCGAGCGCCAGCGACTCGCCGTTGTCTCGTGTGATTCGCTTTTCGAGGCAGGTGATGAGCGAGCCTCCGCCGATCGAATGGACCCTTTTGCCCGCAATCACTTTCTCGTCCATAGGCACGCAGATGTCGAGGCCCCGCTTCAGAAGAAGCTCGTAAAGCAGGTCATGGTCGGACCGCCCCGCTTCCACATGCTCGACCGCCGAATCGAGCGTCTCGCCGATGTCGCCGCCATCAGGTGCCCATGCGCGAATGTTCGACGAGTCCAGCTTGAACACGCGTACACCACGGTCTTGGCCGCGATCGCCAAGCTCAGGAGGCGCTGACTTTGCCTCCGCAATGACGGCTCGCAAGCGAGCCATTCCCATATCAAAAATCGACTGCATGCCCTTAGTGGGACTAGGTAGCGGCTCACGCATCTGCACCAAGATGAACCGTCGGTTACCGCCGTCCGTCTCGTTCTGCTTGAGAACCGCATGACCAGTTGGCGCACTACCTGCGAAACAATCGAGCACGATGTCGTTCGCGTCGGCAGTAGTTCCGATCTGCAGAATCCTCTCGATTAGGCGAGTTGGCTTTACGGAATTGAGCACGTTGTCGTTGCTCTCAAACTTGATGTACTCCAGCAGCTCCTTCTTGGCTTCCTGCGTGTGTCCCACGTCCTTGTAGAACCACATAGTCTGCGGAACGATTCCCTGTTGTACTTCGGTCAAAAATCGCTTCTGTGCGGGCATCGCATCGCCCTTCGGACCCCACCACACACGATTGTCCTGCACTAGTTCGTCGAATGCCTCGCGTGACTGCCTCCAGTAGCGACCCGTTCCGGATGTGAACTTCTTCCCAGTGGGTCCGGTCACTTCGTAAAGCCCTTTGCTGTAGTAATTGCGGGCGGTCAGGTCGCTGGGCTTCCACGGACCGCGAGGATCGTCGTCGATGTTCTCGTATCGAGCATCGGCTTCCGCAGACCGGGGAAGTAAAGTCGGACGCCAAGCCGAAGCATTTTTGGCGTAGACGACGACGTAGTCGTGGTCTTCCGAGAAGTGCCTCGCGCTGTTCTTTGGTGAATAAACCTTCTGCCAGAGCACTGTGGCGACAAAGTTCTCCTCGCCGAATATCTCCGAACACAGCTTCCTGAGGTTGTCCACTTCGCAGTCATCAATCGAAATGAAGATCGCTCCATCCTGCCGCAGCATGGAGTGTGCCAGCTTAAGCCTCGGGTACATCATGTTGACCCAAGCGGTGTGATATCGCCCGGATGTGTCGCTGTTCGTCGTCATCCGACGACCATCCGATTCGCGTTGGCCGGTCAGCATCTGGTAGTTCTGAATGCTGTCCTTGAAGTCATCCGGATAGATGAACTCGTGCCCAGTGTTGTAAGGCGGATCGATATAGATCAGTCGGACCCGACCGGCGTAGGACTTCTGAAGAATCTTCAGCACCTCCAGGTTGTCGCCTTCGATGAATAGATTCTGAGTGGTGTCCCAATCCACGCTCTCCTCAGGGCAGGGGCGCAATGTCCCCATGCTGGAGGTGAGTGCCAGTTGTCGCGCCCGGCGCTTGCCGTGCCAGTTCAGTCCGAACTTCTCCTCCGCATCGGTCACCGTTCGGTCGCCCACAAGTTGCTTCAACACATCCACGTTGACGGATGTCCCGTTCGCCCCCTCGGTGACGAGCTCAGGGAACATCGATTTCAACGCGGCGATGTTGTTGGCCACCATGTCGGCCGAGCGGGCCAACGGGTCTTCGGCGGTGATCTTCCGGATTGAGGGGGCAGATTGCTCGGGCATGGTTGGCTGGTCTCTTTGCAGAGGTGAAACGGACTAGAGTGAGGAGACGTGACAGGACTCAGAGCTTTCGGCGGGCTTCGTCGTGCTGGGCTTGGAGGCGTTTGAGCTGAAGGTTCAGTTCGACCTGGCGGGCCATCTGCTTCTCCTTCGCGGCGGCGGAACGGAGGGAAGCGATCGCTGCCTCCAAGGTTGTGCAGGTTTGCAGGGCCGCCTGGCGCTCGGCGGCCCGCTGCGGCGTCTCCGCGGCGGCGAACGTGCCGGTGTGCCTCGCCGCCTGGGCGGCAAGCACGGCGTCGATCCAACCCCGGTAGACCGTATAGAGCGTGGTCCGAGGTTGGCGGGCAAGCGCCAGGGCTGCGGCGAGTTCGGTGCGGACCTGTGGCGAGTGGGTGGCCAGATCGGAGTCAACGATGTCGCCATCGAGGACAACCTTGCCGCCCTCGTTCTGGGCCCAGCGTTTGTCCGCGAGTGAGAGTTTGGGCAGCGAGGCAGCGTCGCTCGTGATGAGCAACATGTGGTAGGGAATGGCCCGGTGGATGAGCTCGATGAGCCGGGTGCATTTGGTTCCGGTCAGTTCTCCCCCCGATCGCAACGTGAGCGACAGAACGGCAACCTCGACAACCTCTCGCGTGGAATCGCGGAATGCTGCGATTCCCACGGTCGTCGGCTTGAGGGCCGCGATCCAGCGGAGTTCCTCGACACCACCTTCGATGAGGCGTTTGTCGGCTGCCGTGGGCGCGCCGTTCTCCACCAGCAGCGTCTTGGGGACGCGTTGGCCGACCATCGCCTCGCGCGGCAGTGCGAGGGCCTCGATGACCTGATCGGGCGTCACGGGGTAGGACCTCCCCCGGAATCAGACGCGGTCGTGCCGGGCAACACGGCGAGGTACGCGAGCACCTCGAAGTTGCCGGTGCCGGAGAACTCGCCCCCCCGCCCGCCAGAACCCAAGCCCCCGCGACCAACCTGCGTGCCGCCCGGAGTGAAGAGGCTGGCAATCGCCCGTTCCTGGCCCTTGCCGATGACCGAGGCGACGCCGGCTGCCAGGAGGCGCTGAGGTTCCTTCATCTCGCGGCCGTGCTTCGTGTTCTTGTCGAAACGGGCGCAAGCCGCGGCGTCGGGGAGGTCCTTGCCGACACAGAGGCGTTTGAGGCGGTCGAGGATTCGTTTCGCCTGCGTGTACGACAGGACAACAGCACCATCGTCCCCGACATGGACCAGGTAGTGCGGCGCGAGGGGATAGCCCGGTTCGGGACTGACGTTCGCGCCCGTTCCCTCGGCGCGGAGACAGAAGATGATGCCGGGCTCGATGTCGGCATCGGCGGCTGTTGTGGCGGCGAATGCACCGAGCGGTTGGCGTTCGAGCACGCCTTCGTGTTTGCGTGCGTACTCGGCGAGGTCGATGCGGAAGTCCGTGAGCGTGAGGTCGGCGATGGAGACGCCGGTGGAGAGGTCCTCGATGTCGATGACCGCATCCTGGAGCTTGAGCAACTGTGAACGGCGGTACTCCAGGTCATTCATCGGGTTGCCGGACTGCGCTTCGATCAGGTTCTCTTCGCCACTCGCTGAAACATCGAGCAGGACCATCTTGCCGCTGACGCGCTGTTCGAGGTTGATGTACTCCTCGAGTTCCATATTCGGCCAGAAGTTGACGAGCTGGATCTGCTGGTTGGGCGAGCCGATCCGGTCGATGCGCCCGAATCGCTGGATGATGCGGACGGGGTTCCAGTGGATGTCGTAGTTGATGAGCCAGTCGCAATCCTGAAGGTTCTGACCCTCGGAAATGCAGTCGGTGCCGATGAGCAGGTCGATCGTGCCCTCCTGCGCGAACTCCTCTGGCCGCTCCTTTGCCCGAGGCGCAAAGGCCGTGAGAATCGAGCCGAAGTCCTTCCGGAGGCTGCCGATCGTCGTCTGGTTGCGGCCGCTGCCCGTGACGACGGCCGACTCGACACCGAGCGTGCGCTTCGCCCATGGGGCGAGGTGCTGGTAGAGGTACTCGGCGGTGTCGGCGAAGGCCGTGAAAATGAGCACCTTGCGATTGCCGGGGTTTACTGGGCGCTCGCACTTCTCCTGAATGACCCGGCGCAGTTCCGCGAGCTTGGCATCACGCTCGGGCACGACCTGGCTCGCGGTGGAGACGAGCATCGACAGACGGTTGCGGTCTTCGATGAGGTCCTGCCGCCATCGTACGAGGTCCACGTCGGAGAGCAGTACCTTGACCTTTCGACCGACGAGCAGACCATCGAACGCCGGGTCGTCGATGTCCACATCCTCGATGTTGATCTCTTCGACTTCGTCGCCCTTGGCGTCGATGCGAGCCAACGTTGCCTCGACATCGCGGAGCTGTCGGCTCACGGTGAGGGCGAAGGACTGCACCGAGCTTTCCAGTCGCTTCAGCACGTTCACGCGGAGCAGGTGGATGAGGCTTTCCTCGCGGTCCACCTGACGCCAGAAGCCCTTGCCGCCGGACACTTCGGTGCTGTACTTCTTGTCGTAGGCTTCCTGCTTGTGCGTCAGCACATAGCGCAGCGGGGCGTAGGACGCGAGATTGAGACGACGGATCTCCTGATTCAACTCTCGGATCGAACGGAACTCGCCGGTGAGGTCGATGTCGGCTTTGACGTTGATCGGCTTGCGCCGCTCGGGGAACTTGCCTGTCTCGGCCGTGCCGTAGTACTTCTCGATGTGCTTGCGCGACCGGGCGATGGTGAGCAAGTCGAGCAGCTTGAAGTAGTCGAACCCGAGCATGTCCACGAGGCGACCGGGCGTGCGTTCGGAGGCATCGAGGTCCAGCCAGCGGTTGAACTGCTTCTGAGCGTGGCGGGTAGTCGAGTCGATGCTGGCGATGCCCTGGTCGGCGAGGGCGGTGTCGTCACCCTCGGTGGCGAAGGCGATCTGGTTGCGGAGATCAGCAAGACGGTTGTTCACCGGCGTGGCCGAGAGCATGAGCACCCGAGTGCGCACGCCCTGCTTGATGATCTGCTTCATCAGGCAGTCGTACCGCGTCTGCCCTCCCTGCCGAGGGCTCTTCTTGTTGCGGAAGTTGTGCGACTCGTCGATGACCACGAGGTCGTAGTTGCCCCAGTTGATGTGCGCGAGGTCAATGTCGCCGGACAACCCGCCGTCGCGGGAGAGATCGGTGTGGTTCAGCACGTCGTAGTTGAAACGGTCGGCCGCGAGGACGTTCCGGCGGTCGTTGGTGGCGTACAGCGTCCAGTTGTCACGGAGGCGCTTCGGGCACAGCACGAGCACGCGGTCGTTGCGGAGCTCGTGATACTTGATGATTGCCAACGCCTCGAACGTCTTTCCCAGTCCGACGCTGTCGGCGATGATGCACCCGCCGAATCGGTTGAGCTTGTCGATCGCGCCGACGACCCCGTCTCGCTGGAACTTGAACAGCTTCTTCCAGACCACGGTGTTGCGGATGCCCGTAGCGGCGTTGACAACGCGGTCCTCGTCGAGGGCATCGCCGCGCAGCCCAAGCAGGTGATGGAGCATCAGCGCGTAGACAGACGCTGGATCACGATGGTCGCTGATGGAGGCGAGCAGCGAGAGCAGGTGCTGCTTGGTGGCTTCGTTTCCACGAAGTGAGTTCCATTGTGCGTCGAGCCAGCCACCGATCGTGCCCGCCTCGGCGGCGTTCTCGGAGGCCTGAATGAGGCTCAACGGATTGCCCGGCGCTATGCCAAGACCGCTGGTGCTGAAGGCGAACGCGCCGAGGATCGCCTGAACCGCGTTGTTGTCCTGCCCACGGACGACGGCTGCGCCCTGCGGAATGCCCGCGGACGCTTCACGCACCTCGGCACGGTCCCGAACCCAGGCGGCGAACTCTCGTGCTAGCCACGGAGCAAGCAGTTGGTTGCGTGCTTCGCGGTCGCCATCGTCCCCGAGCGGGCTCCCGAGGTGATCCGCAGTCGGGATCAGGATGCGTGCGCGTGCCACGGCTGCGAACTGCTGCATCAGCTCCCGAAAGGCGAAGAGGGACACGGTGGGCGTCACGAGGTCCAATTGGGACCCGGCACCGAGATGTCCACGCAAAGCGTCAAGCACACGATCATCGCCGGCGTTGCGGATGACTTTCATGCAGCACCCCCTCGCTGGGCACGGCGGCCGCGAACAACGCTGGCGACGGGAACGCCGTGTTCATTGGAGGTCAGCCAGCGATCTACGGCGTCCTTGTGGAACCGCCAGTGCTTGCCAACCTTCTGCCCGGGAACCTTGCCGTCCTGGGCGAGCTTGTAGAGCGACGACTTTGAAACCTGTAGGTAGCGGGCTAGGTCATCGATGGTCATGACCTCATGGGCTGCGGGTGGCCGGGATTTCGGAGTGCGTGTCCGGGGCATGATGCCGATGGTAGCAGTTCCTGGCAGTTGCTGCTCCGTGCTTGCTGTCGCGATCGGCTCCTGCCTCCGAGGTGTGGGCGCGACAAACCCGGCTGGTTAGCAGAGGGGTAGTGGCGAGGGCACCGAGTCCTCGCCACATGCCACATCCGCGAACCAAGAACATCCCGATGATCGAGAGCGGGTGTGCATCCTGCCTACCTGCTCGTGCGGTCGAGTTGCTGGCGGCGGCCACGGCCAGGCTGATCGATGCGAACGTCCCGGTTCTGGGGCCGAACATCGAGCATGCCGGTTCTTTGGCGGCGGGACTTGACGTTTCGGATCAGCCAGCCCTCAGTGTGCCTACGGGTGAACGCGACCGTCCCGAACCGGAGAGCGCGCCGCGATGTGACCCGAAGGAGCCTGACCGCCGATGACGCCCCCCACGCACGCCCCCTCAACCGCGACGAAGACCATCCAGCAACAGATCGAAGAACTCCGCCAAATGCCCGTGTCGCGGCTCCGGGACCGCTACGCCGACGCCTTCGGCGAGCCGACGACATCCGGGAACCGCCAATGGCTGTTCCGCCGTGTGGCCTGGCGAATCCAGTCACTGGCGGAGGGAGACCTTTCCGAGCGGGCGCGGCGGCGTGCCGCCGAGTTGGCACGGGATGTCGACGTTCGGGTCCGGCCCCCCAGCGACGGGGAACCCGCCGAGGCCGTCCGCACCGGCACCCGCTTGGTGACGATCACCGGACGGATCGCCTCGGCGGGCAACGACCGCCTGCCTGCGCCCGGCTCCGTCCTTCGCCGGGTGTTCAAGGAGAAGGAGCATGAGGTCACGGTGCTCCCCCAAGGCTTCGAGTACGAGGGGAAGGTGTACCGCTCACTGTCGGCGGTGGCGACGGCGATCACCGGTTCGCACTGGAACGGTTTCCTGTTCTTCGGGCTTACCAAGAAGGGGGCCGTATGACTACCGCCACGTCACAACGCTCGCGCCGAGCCGCCGTGAACGGCACAGTGGGTGAACACGGAGCGCCCACGCCGGGGCCCCGATCGATCCGCTGCGCCATCTACACCCGCAAGAGCACCGAGGAGGGGCTCAACCAGGAGTTCAACAGCCTCGACGCCCAGCGCGAGAGCGCGATCGCGTACATCGCCAGCCAGAAGAACGAGGGGTGGCAGTGCCTCCCCGAGAAATACGACGACGGCGGGTTCACCGGCGGGAACATCGAGCGTCCGGCGCTCAAGCGCCTGATGGCCGATATCGAAACGGGGAAGGTCAACTGCGTCGTGGTCTACAAGGTCGACCGCTTGAGCCGGTCGCTCATGGACTTCGCACGGCTCATGGAGCTCTTCGACCGCAAGGGCGTGTCGTTTGTGAGCGTGACGCAGCAGTTCAATACGACCCACTCGATGGGGCGGCTGACGCTCAACATTCTTCTGTCGTTCGCGCAGTTCGAACGCGAGATCATCTCCGAGCGCACGCGTGACAAGATCGCGGCGGCGCGCCGCAAGGGGAAGTACGCGCTCGGCAAGCCGATCCTCGGGTACGACTACGTGCCCTACCCGCCGCCGTTTACGGGTCGGCGGTTAGTGGTCAACAAGGCCGAGGCGGAGCGGATTCGGCGGATCTTTGAGTTGTACCTCGAGGCACGGAGCATCATGCACGTCGCCGACGAGTGCAACGCACGGGGGTGGTCAACCAAGACCTGGACGACGACCGCCGGTCGCGTCGTCGGTAACCGGGCATTCGACAAGACCATCATCTCGCGGCTCCTCCGTAATCCCCTCTACGTCGGCAAGGTGCCGCACAACGGAGCGGTCTACGACGGCGAGCACGAGGCCATCGTCGACGAGGATCTCTTTCGCCGCGTGCAGACCCAACTGAAGCTGGCGGCGGAACGCGGCGGGGCGAGCGTCAAGAATTCGACCGGCTCGCTGCTCGGCGGGTTGGTACGGTGCAAGCGGTGCGGGTGTGCCATGTGCCCAAGCAGTGCGTCGAAGAAGAAGCCCGACGGCTCGCGCGTCCGCTACCGCTACTACGTCTGCTCCAACGCGGTGAAGCGTGGGCGGAAGCACTGCGCTGCGCCGTCGCTACCCGGGCCTGCGCTTGAAACGTTCGTCATCGAGCAGGTTAAGGCCGTCCTCGTCAATGACCTGTCGATGCGTGCCGTCGTCGCCCGGGCGCTGGATCTGTTGCGCGAAGCGGCGGACCTCCGCGTCGCGGAGCGCACACGGTTGCAAAACGTGCTTGAACGACTGTCAGGCGAGGAGCAGACGCCAGCGACGCTCCGGGAGATCGAGCGTGTTCGTCGAACGCTGGCGGCCTTGGCCAGGCAGATTGACCTCGACGCCGACCGCCTGATCGACGAGGACGAGGTGGTCGGGGCCGTCGAAGCGTTCGACGGCGTGTGGGGCGCGATGACCCTCGCCGAAAAAGCAGAGTTCCTCCACGTCGTGATCGCCAGCGTCGAGTACGACGGCCAGTCGCAGAACGTCTCCATCACCTTTCACCCCGGAGCGGAAGCCTCGGAGAAACCAGCCCTGCCATGAACACTCCCACCGAATCTCGTGAATGCCAACCCGCGCACCAGTCGATCACGACGACGGCACGATTCGTCGTTGGCGGGCGCGGTCGGTCGGCGTCCGAGCAGGCGGGCTTGCCACCAGTGGCGTTGCCGGGGCGCGTTCCCCGCGTGGCCAGGCTGATGGCGTTGGCGATCCGCTTCGACGCCCTTGTTCGGGAGGGCACGGTTTCCACGCAGGCCGATCTCGCAGCGGTTGGACACGTCACCCGCGCCCGCGTTACGCAGATCATGAACCTGCTCCATCTTGCCCCAGACCTCCAAGAGGCGATCCTCGACCTACCGCCCGTTCGTGCGGGCCGCGACCCGATCACTGAACACGACCTTCGCCCGATCGCGGCGGAGGTCGACTGGAAGGTTCAGCGGCATCTCTGGAGAGAGCATTATCAGACCAGGACGTAGGTGCCGACCGTGAACATGGGCTGGCTCCCTTGAAGACATGGCGCTCGGCGGCCGATACCAATAACAGCGACCTGCCAGTGAAGGCGGAGCAGCGTGCTCTGATCTCGTGGTCGTGAGGCCACCGAGATGGGACATACCCGATTAGGCAATCTGCCGCGAACGCGGAAATGGCAGGAGGTGGTCGGCCTCATTGCTATCGGTGCGGGCGCAGACCAGATCGCCAACGCTGTGATTCGAGCGGCCGAGCAGGGGCTCAAGCAGGCCGCCCACCACAAGGGTCTGGTTGAAGCGTTCTGGTCGTTGACCCAGTTGACGGCCGCCGCGCGTGAGAAGGACTTTGCTGCAGCGCTCAGGGAGCGCGGTTTCAACGTTCCGAACAACCCGAGTCTTCCCGCAATCCTCGCTGCAGTTTCGGACGCAATCGACCGGAGCATGCCCAACAACAAGGGCCGTACTGACCTCGGCGAGATGGCTCAGAGTGCAGCCACGGAGACCATCAACCGGATCGTTACGGAGCGAACTTCTTCTCTGTTCGGCTCAACGTCCGAAGACGTTCAGCGTGCCTTCCGCGAACTGGGCACGGTGAAGAACTTTGGCGATCTGGGTCGCCGCTTCTACGGACAACTGATGGGCAAGGTGCTGCAGTCCTATGTAAGCAGAGAGAGCGCAAACCATGTGGGCGAAGGCCAGCGCTTTGCTAATCTCGCCTCGAAGGCCAGCTTTGATGACGCCTTGAGCACGCACTGTCGCCAGGCATCAGTCATCGTCGAGCGGTTCGCCGGGGAGTGGGTTTCAAAGAAGACGTGGCAGAACGGGGAGGTTGGTATCTCGCGTGCAGATGCCGAGGGCTTCGCGCACGTGGCGATGAAGAAGATCGTGGCGGAGCTCAAGGAGGGTGCCAAGTGAACGCACCCGACATGCTGTTTCTCTGCAATGAATCGGCCGCGGGCCGCTCGGGGTCTACCAACGGCGTGGCGAAACTTCGCACGGTTGGGTCCGGCAAGAACGTTCGGCTTGAGCTCGACGACGTTGGTCGGCAGCTCAATCAGGACATCCCCGCCGCACTGATTGACCTCGTCGAGATTGCAGCTCTGGTGTACGTCGCCGATCAGATGGAGCATCGCGGTGCCAACGACGTAGAGTCGATGGGCGCTGGCTGGCGGCGGCGACTGCGCTTCGAGATCCCTGTCCGGGTGCCAACACTCTGGAAGTCAGCAGCGGTATCCGACGCCCTCATTGAACTGCTCAGTTTTCTGTCCGAGGACGAGTACGAGTTCACATTTACCCAGTACAAGTCACCGCCAAGCCTTGACAGCTATCTGAACTTCGCAGGCTCGACAACCGACAAGGCTCCCGATTCAGTGATCCTGTTCTCTGGAGGACTGGACTCTCTTGGCGGCGTGGTCAAAGAGGTTGCTCAGGAAGGGCGATCCGCCTTGTTGCTGACCCATGAGTCAACGACCAAGCTGCGCACACGCCATCGCGCCCTTCGCGGGATGATCGACTCGGCTGCCAAGGGACCGCCGCCTCAGCACATCACCGTGCGAGTGAACAAGAAGGATCAGGTCGAGCGTGAGTACACGCAGCGGGCTCGTTCGTTCCTATACGCATCGCTGGCCGTCGCCGTCTCACGGATGGCCGGGCTCGACGCAATCCGGTTCTACGAGAACGGCATTGTCAGCCTGAACCTTCCGCTGTCGCCGCAGGTTGTGGGGTCGCGTGCAACGCGAACGACGCATCCACGCGTGTTGGCCTGCATGCGCCGGCTCTTCTCGCTCGTGACGGATACGACGTTCGGTGTCGACAATGGCTTCATCTGGAAGACCAAGTCCGACGTGGTCCGTGACATTGTGGCAAGCGGGAACGGGTCGATGATTCCGCTGTCTACCAGTTGTACGCACACCTGGGTGTTTAGCAACGCCAAGCCCCACTGTGGCACATGCTCGCAGTGTATCGATCGACGTTTTGCAGTGCTCGCGGGCGGTGCCGGTGCATTCGAGCGAGCGGACACATACTCGCACGACCTCTTGGTGGATGCGCGTGAAGCGGGCGAATCGCGAGTGATGCTCGCCTCATATGTGGAGATCGCCCAGCAGGTGTCGGAGATGTCCGAAACCGACTTCTTCAACAGGTTCGGCGAGGCTGCCCGTGTGCTCATCCACGTGGGGCTTCCCGCAGACGAGGCGGCCCGAAAGGTTCACCAGCTCTATCAGCAGCATGGCAAGCAGGTGATGTCCGTCGTTGACTCCGCGATCGACGCGCACAAGGCGGCGATCCGTAAGCGCACCCTTCCGGAGAGTTGTCTGCTCCGCCTGGTTCAGGATCCCAATCCAGTCGTCGTCGCGTCCGGCGTCGTCGGGGTCGCGCCACAGCCCGAGCCGCCGCCGCCCGGGTATCAGCTCGTGCAGATGGGTCAGGGGTGGACACTCCGATTCGATGGCGTCGAGAAGCACTTCGAGTTGAGCGTCGGGATGATTTACCTCCGCGAGATGATCGCGTTCCCAGCCAAGCGGTTCACCGTGGCTGAGCTCTATGTGCTTGCACGTCCGCACATGAAGGACATCCCGTCGGCGCGCTCCGAGGCGGTGTTCGACCAAGCAGCGGCCCATGCGTATTGGAAACGGTTGTCGGAATTCGACGAACTGATTGCGGCCGCGGAGAAGGCTGGCGACGACACGGCAGCGAGCGTGGCAAAGAACGAGAAGGAAGGGCTCCTCGCTGAACTGAAGGCGGCCAACTTCAAGGGACGGCCCAAGACCGAGAGCAAAGACCACAAGCGCCTGCGCGACCGTGTCCGCAACGCGGTCGACCGCGCAATCGCGACCATCACGAAGTACCACAGCGCGGCCGGCGCACATTTTGAGGCCGCCGTAACCCGTGGATCGGTCATGGGTTACAACCCGCCCGAGACTCCGCCGTGGGAGTTTTGAGCCCGCTACGCCGGATGTAGCGGCGAGCTACGCCGCGAGTCGCCCCGGGGATGCCGGAGCGGCTGCCCGGCAGGACGTCCTCCTCGATCACTGATCCACATCTCGCTCCGAGCTGCTGCCGGGCCCCTGCGGGCGATGTCTGAAACGAGGAGGCTTCATGCCTTCGATCGCAGCAGACGTGGCGCTGTCGTGCGCCGATCGTAGCGGGCCGTCCGCTTTCCCTTCCCTCACCGTTCAGCAGATCCGGTTCCGCACCGATCGGCTGGGCCGGCTGTTCGCCCTCTCAACGGAGGAGATCGCTGATCTCCGCCAGGAGGTAGCAGCCGAGATCACGCGTGCGATGCGACGCTTCAACCCCGCGATCGCATCGCAGACGACGTACTGCAAAGGGGTCATGAATCTGTGGTACGGCAACAAGTGCAAACAGCTCCGCCGCGAGGCGAAGTGGCGTGCGCGACTGGAGCCACTCCCGCCGTTCGGCTCTGAGACGGCGGACTACGTCGAGCGCCGCCAGAGCGCCATCTCAGCGGTCGACCTCCGGTTGGACATCGAGACTGCAATCGCACGCCTCCCCGATGGGCTCTTGCACGTCGCGCGTGACCTTCTGTGCGGCAAGTCGATCCCGGAGATCGCGGCGGCACGCGGAGTTCACCGCGGGACAGTGAATCGGATCGTGTTGCAGCTGCGGGTCTACCTGGCAGACCTGGACCCGCATTCCAACTAGTGCGCGACAAGCGGCGGCCGTGGGCAGAGGGGTACTGGCGTGCCCCTCGCCCACGCCACGCCGCTCCAGCCCGATCGAGCGATCCCGCTCGTCCGGCTTGGCCAGGGTGCTTTCACCCGCGACGTCTGGGCCGAAGACCTCGATCCCGCATTCCGCAGCCACGGAGAACCAATGCCCGCTACCGCAACAGCCACCCTCATGAATCAGATCAGCAAGGGCCGCAAGGTCCGTCCGCGCCGCGTGATGCTGTACGGCACTCACGGCATCGGCAAGAGCACCTTCGGCGCGATGGCCGAGAAGCCCATCTTCGTTCCCACCGAAGACGGTCTGGCCGACATCGACTGCGAGTCGTTCCCGCTGGCACGCAGCCTCGGCGAGGTGATGGCGGCGCTCGAGTCCCTGTACTCGGGTGATCACGACTACCGCACCGTCGTCATCGACAGCCTGGATTGGCTCGAACGCCTGATCTGGGGCGAGGTCTGCGCCGACGAGAGCGTCGAGAACATCGAGAAGATCGGGTATGCGAAGGGCTTTGCCTTCGCAGTCGACAAGTGGCGTGCGGTACTCGGCGCGCTCGATGCGCTCCGCAGCGATCGCGGCATGACGGTCGTGCTGATCGCCCACGCCAAGATCGAGAAGTTCGAGAACCCCGAGACTGTGCCGTACGACCGCTACTCGCCGCGCCTGCACAAGCTCGCGTCGGCGCTGGTGCAGGAGTGGGCCGACGAGGTGCTCTTCGCCACGTACAAGGTCCACACCATCAAGGTCGACGAGGGCTTCAACAAGGCCAAGCACAACGGTGTCTCCACCGGCGAGCGGATCATCCGCACCGTCGAGCGTCCGGCGCACGTCGCCAAGAACCGCTTGGGTCTGCCCGAGGAGATCCCGCTGGACTACCGCGTCTTTGCGGCGCTCGTGCGCGGCGAGGACCCCTCCGCAGCCGTCGTCACCCCTGCCCCCACCACCGACAACGCCGGCGCGGCCTGAGCGCCGTTGCCGTTGCCCATCCCTCATCCGTCCATCACCAATCGCAAAGGAACTGACTCATGGCAACTCTGAACAACTTCGACGCACACCAGGTTGACCCGTCCGTCGCGCTCGATCCGCTCCCCGCGGGCAAGTACCTCGCCGTCGTCTCCGAGTCGGAGCTCAAGCCGACCAAGACCGGGGGCGGCAAGTACCTGCAGCTGACATTCCAGATCATCGACGGCGAGTTCAAGGGCCGCCTGGTCTGGGCCCGCCTCAACCTCGAGAACAAGAGCGAGATGACCGTCAAGATCGCTCGCGGCGAGCTCTCGGCCATCTGCCGCGCCATCGGCGTGATGCAGCCCAAGGACTCGGTCGAGCTCCACAACGTCCCCCTGGAGATCAACGTCGGGCTGAAGAAGCGCGACGACAACGGCGAGTTCACCAACGTCATCAAGGGCTACGCCAAGAAAGGCGGCGGCGGTTCGCCCGTGAGCGCCCGCGCTCCCGTCGGCGTTGGCCCGGGGAGCACGCCGCCCTGGAAACGCTGAGTCCATCCGGTCGCGTCCTCGAGCTCCCGTACCCGCCCAGTGTGAACCACATCTGGCGACGGATGGGCTCCAGGACCGTGCTGAGCCGCGAGGGGCGGCGCTACCGCGCAAGCGTGTGCGCCGCCCTCGCGGTGATGCGTGTGGTGCGGATGAACGGTCGGCTGGAGGTGCGTGTCACCGTCTGCCCGCCCGACAACCGCCGCCGCGATCTGGACAACGTGCAGAAGGCCCTGCTCGATGCCCTGGCCAAGGGTGGGGCGTACCGCGACGACTCGCAGATCGATCGGCTGGTTGTTGAACGCGGCCCGGTGACGCCGAGCGGCAAAGTGCTGGTGGAGATCACGCAAATCAAACCATGAACCTTCGACCCTACCAATCCGAATCGATCGCTGCGGTGTACGAGCACCTGCGGACCCGCGACGACAACCCCTGCGTGGTCATCCCGACCGGCGGGGGCAAGACGCCGGTCATCGCCACGATCTGTCGCGATGCCGTCGGCCACTGGGGCGGCCGAGTCGTGCTGCTGGCCCACGTGAAGGAACTCCTCGAGCAGGCGGCCGACAAGCTCCGCGTCATCGCGCCCGATGTGCCGATGGGCATCTACTCGGCGGGCCTCAAGCGCAAGGACCTCGGCTACGCAGTCACCGTCGCGGGCATCCAGAGCATCTGGAAGAAGGCCTGCGACCTGGGGCCCGTCGATCTGATCATCGTCGATGAGGCCCACATGGTCCCCGCCGAGGACGACGGCATGTACCGCCAGTTCATCGCTGACGCCAAGGTGGTGAACCCCAACGTCCGCATCATCGGGCTGACCGCCACGCCGTACCGCATGAAGTCGGGCTCGATTTGCGCCGCCGAGAACATCCTCAACCACGTCTGCTACGAGGTCGGCGTCCGCGAGCTGATCGTGCAGGGCTTCCTGTCGCCGCTCAAGACCAAGGCGGGCCTGCAGAAGATCAGCACCGATGACCTACACGTCCGCGCCGGCGAGTTCGTCGCCAGCGAGGTCGAGGACCTCATGGACAAGGATGGGCTCGTTGAGGGCGCGTGCGCGGAGATCGCGCAGCACACCAAGGACCGCAGCGCCACGCTGATCTTCTCCTCGGGCATCCGCCACGGGCAGCACATCGTCGACGTGCTCAAGACCAAACACGGCATCGAGTGCGGATTCGTGACCGGCGACACCCCCGACGGCGTGCGTGCGGCGATCCTTGGCCGCTTCCGCTCGGGCGAGCTCAAGTACCTGTGCAACGTGAACGTGCTGACGACCGGCTTCGATGCACCGCACATCGACTGCGTGGCGCTCGTGCGCCCGACCATGTCGCCGGGTCTGTACTACCAGATGGTGGGCCGGGGCTTCCGCCTCCACCCGGGCAAGTCCGACTGCCTCGTGCTGGACTTCGGCGGCAACGTGCTCCGCCACGGCCCGGTCGACGCGATCCGCATCGCCACCGACGATCGCGGCGACGGCGAAGCGCCGGCAAAGGAGTGTCCGAACTGCCAGGCCCTGATTGCGGCGGGCTACCAGACCTGCCCGCAGTGCGGCCACCAGTTCCCCGAGCCCAACAGGCAACAGCACGAGGCGAAGGCCAGCACCGAGGGCATCCTCAGCGGCCAGACCACGCGCGAGGAACACCGCGTCAGCGAGACCACGTACCACGTGCACTACAAGCGAAGCGATCCTTCAGCGCCGCTGACGATGCGCGTCGAGTACCGCGTCGGCTTCAACCGCTTCTTTCGCGAGTGGGTCTGCTTCGACCACACCGGCTACGCCCGGACGAAGGCGGAGGCCTGGTGGCGGGCACGCTCGGTCGAGCCGGTGCCCGGCGGAACGGAGGAGGCGGTCGACATGGCCAAGGCAGGGGCGCTCGCCCCGACGCTCTCGATCACCGTCGAGAAGAAGGCCGGCGACCAGTTCGAGCGCGTCACGCAGCACGTGCTCGGCGATAAGCCCCCGCGCCTTGACAGCGAAGAAGGCCTGCCGGACCGGTCGCCGGAGCCCGCGGGCATGACGTACGGCATCCCCGAAGACGAAATCCCCTTCTGAACAAGGAGTACCGCATGATCACGATCACGATCGAAGAGACCGACAAGGACGGGCAGTTGCTCGGACGCCACGTGGCCTCCGCGCCCATCGACAAGAACGACACCAAGGGCATCGGCTCGCTGCTGGCGCGGAGCGTCGGCGGCCTGATGTACCACACCGAAGCCCGCGCGGAGATCCCGCTGCTGATCGCGGCCGCTGGCACGCACCGGGCGAGTTCATGCACGCGGGCGATCGGCCACGCGGCGGGCCTGGCCACAGGGACGTACGGCTTCGACCTGGCGATCAAGCCCGTGATCGAGATCGACCGCCTGCTGGACTACCGCGCCAGCAAGCGCGACCGCGAGACCGCAGCGCAGACGCTCAAGATCATGGGCGCCACCATCCGCCGCCGCGAGGACAACGAATAAGCGATGAGCGATGGCCCCTCCATCCTGCTCGAGTCGGCGCGCACGTACCTCGCTCGCGGGTACGCGGTCATCCCTGTGCCGGCGCGGAAGAAGATCCCCGTGCTCAAGGGATGGACGGACCTGCGCCTTTCCGAGAGCGACCTGCCGGCGCACTTCAACGGCACCGGCAACATCGGCGTGCTGCTGGGCGAACCGAGCGGGTGGCTGGTGGATGTGGACCTCGACTGCGAGGAGGCGGTGGCGCTCGCGCCGAAGTTCCTGCCGCCGACGGGCGCGATGTCCGGGCGGCCGGGCAAGCCCGCGTCGCACTGGTGGTACGTGTGCGAGGGGATGAAGACCCGCAAGCACCAGGACCCAGTGTCGAAGAAGATGATCGTGGAACTGCGGAGCACCGGCGCACAGACGGTCGTCGGCCCGAGCATCCATCCCAGCGGGGAGCCGTACGACCCGCTCGACGGCGAACCCGCCGTGGTCGACGCCGGGGAATTGGCCGCCGCCGTTGCGGCGCTGGCTGAGGCTGTGACCGAGGCCAGGCATGGGCGCAAAGAAGCGATCGTTTCAAAGCCAACGTCACTTCGAAACGATCGCTTCCCAGCGGTCGACGCCGTGCTCCGGCGCGCCGCGGCGTACCTCGACCGCATCCCGCCAGCAATCTCCGGCTCTGGCGGGCACAGCCAGACCTACACGGCTGCGACGGCGATGGTGCATGGGTTCGGCCTCGATCCCGAGGCGGCGTTCTCGCTGCTGTGGGATCGGTACAACCCGCGGTGCGAGCCGCCGTGGTCTGAGAAAGAGCTGCGGCACAAGGTGACCGACGCCGCCAGCAAGCCGCACGACCGTCCACTCGGCTGGCTCCGCGATGCTCAGAAGGCCGAGGATCTGGGCGGCGTGGACCTGTCGGGATTCCTGGCAGCGCCGGCGAAGGCGAGCGACGACACGGCCGCTCCGGACGAGGACACGCCGATCGATCCCGGCACGCTCCCCGATCGCTACCTCGCCGTGCCCGGGTTCATCTCCGAGGTCATGGCGTTCAACAGGGAGACGGCCCACCGTTGGCAGCCGATGCTCGCGCTCGCCGGCGCGATGTGCCTGCAGGCCGTGCTCGCGGGGCGCAAGGTCCGCGACGAGCGCGGCAACCGCACGAACCTCTACGTCGTGTGCCTCGCGGGGTCCGGCTCCGGCAAAGACAACGCGAGGCTCATCAACAAAGCGGTGCTCTTCAAGGCCGGTCTCAACGGGCTCGAGGGCAACGAGGACCTCGCCAGCGACGCCGGGCTGGTCACCGCCGTCGAAGCCGAGCCCGCGATCCTCTTCCAGATCGACGAGTTCGGGCGTTGGCTCCGCACCATTGGCGACCCGAAGAAGGCCCCGCACCTTTTTAACGTCATCTCGACGCTCATGAAGATGTACTCGTCGGCGCGGAGCATCTTCAAGGGCAAGGCCTACGCCGACGCCAAGCGGAACAAGGTCATCGATCAGCCGTGCGTGTCACTCCTGGCGACAACCGCGCCCGAGCACTTCAAGCACGCGCTCACGCCCGACGCCATGAGCGACGGGTTCATGGCCCGGCTCATCGTGTTCGAGACCGGGGAGATGCCGCCACGCGTGTGGCAGCCCGAGAAGGACCCGCCGCAGGCGATCGTGGACGCGGCAGCTTGGTGGGGCGCGTTCAACCCCGGTGGCAACCTCAGCCGCGAGCACCCCAAGCCGACGGTCGTTCCCACGACCGACGACGCCCGCGCCGTGTTCAACCGCCTCGCGGCGCTCGCCGACACCGAGATGGAGCGCCCGCGCGAGGACCTGCGGTCGATCTGGGCTCGCGTTGAGGAGAAGGCGTGCCGCTTGGCTCTGATCTACGCCTGCTCCAAGAACCGCGAGAAGCCGGTCATCGATGCCGACGCAGCGGAATGGGCGTGCGGCCTGTCCGAGCACCTGACCCGGCGCGTCCTGTACCTCGCCCACGAGTATGTGTCGCAGGGCGAGTTCGACGCCAAGCAGAAGGCCGTGCTCCGCGCGATGCGAACGGCGGGCGGACGCATGACCCGGTCGCAGATGTGCCGCGTGACCCAGCACCTGACCCAGCGGGAGCGGGACGAGGTGCTTGAGAACCTCAAAGAGACCGGCCGCTTGAAAGAAGGGGTCGAGCCGACCGCCGGGCGGTCAAGGAGGGTGTATGAACTCCTGCCGTAGCAGGTCAGAAACGCGGGTTGGCTGTGGTCGGACCCTTCTTTCACATTCTTCACGCGCGATCTCTCGGGCGGGCGGGATGGGAGCAGAGAAGGAGGGGTTGAAGAAAGTGAAAGAAGGTATCTCTCTCCTCTCTATACCTTCCCCCACCCCTCCCCCGGCCCCCCGCCTCCCCACCGCAGCGCCCATGCAGGTCGTGTGCCAGGCCGCGCCTAGCGGGAGCCTTACAGCCGGAAGCCTTACGGGAGGGGAGGCGGATGGCGTTAGGTACTCCCCGGGCCAGATCGCGTGGCTAGGCCCGCGGGAACAGCCGCGCTTGGCGACAGAGTTTGTTTCGCCCGTCCGAGCGCGGGGCGGCCCCGTGGCGGGGTTGGTAGAACCGCCCGCCAGGAACGCGACGTGGGCCAACGTGGGCGGACCCGTGGCCAACGGGCGCGGCCCGTAGCGCGGGGAATCGGGGCGCTAAGCGCTCCCGGACGGGCCCGTCGCCCGAGCGATCCAGCCATCCAGCGATCCACCGATCCCCGGACCCACCGCATGTGCGGCGGGCCACCACGACGCTTTGCGCTGGCGTTTCCCGCCGCGCTTCCGACGGAGATCGCTATGAACATCGAGACGCTGCCCATCGACGCGGTCAAGGAATACGACCGTAATCCCCGCACCATCAACGACGCCGCCATCGACGCGGTGGCCAAGAGCATCGAGGCGTTCGGCTTCAAGGTGCCGATCCTGATCGACGCCGACGGCGTGATCATCGCCGGGCACACGCGACTCCGCGCGGCGCGGAAACTCGGGATCAAGGAGGTGCCGACCATCCGCGCCGATGATCTGACGCCGGAACAGGTCAAGGCGCTGCGCATCGCCGACAACAAGGTCGCCACGCTGACTTCGTGGGACATGGAGCTCCTGCCGCTGGAGCTGGCCGACCTCAAGGGCGTGGACTTCGACCTCGCGCTGCTCGGCTTCAGCGACGAGGATCTCAGCGCCATCATGGCTCCCGCGGGCAGCGAGGGTTTGACCGATCCTGATGACGTGCCGGGCGCACCGGACGCAGCTACGACGGTGCCCGGGGACATCTGGGTGCTCGGCAACCACCGGCTGATGTGCGGCGACTCGTCCACGCCCGAGGATCTGGACCGTCTGCTCGACGGCCAGCCGATCCACCTCGTGAACACGGACCCGCCGTACAACGTGAAGGTCGAGCCCCGCTCAAACAACGCCATCGTCGCGGGCCTGAGTTCGTTCGCGCTGCCCGGCAAGGCAGACCAGCACGATCAGCAGAGCGCCGACCTCAACCGCTACCCCGAGAAGAGCCGCGCCACGCACAAGAAGCTCCGGGCCAAAGACCGGCCGCTCGCCAACGACTTCGTGTCCGACGACGAGTTCGACCGATTGCTCGCGGCGTGGTTCGGAAACATCACCCGTGTGCTGATCCCCGGCGGCACCTTCTACATCTGGGGCGGCTACGCGAACTGTGGCAACTACCCGCCGGTGCTAAAGCGGTGCGAGCTCTACTTCGCGCAAGCGATCATCTGGATCAAGGAGCACCCGGTCCTCACGCGGAAGGACTTCATGGGGAACCACGAGTGGTGCTTCTACGGCTGGAAGGAAGGCGCGGCGCACCGCTTCTTCGGCCCCGCGAACGTGCCCGATACCTGGTCGATCAAGAAGGTCAACCCGCAGAGCATGGTCCACCTCACGGAGAAGCCCGTGGAACTCGCGCGGCGGGCCATCGAGTTTTCATCGCGTCCGGGAGAGAACGTGCTCGACCTCTTCGGCGGCAGCGGCTCCACGCTCATCGGCGCGGAGATGACCGGGCGGCACGCGTTCCTCATGGAGCTCGACGCGCTCTACTGCGATGTCATCGTGCAGCGCTGGGAGAAGTTCACGGGCCGCAAGGCGGAGCGACTCCCGGCAAAGGGTGTGGCCGAAGAGAAAGCCGCGACGAGCGTCGCGGCTGGGAGCAAGGCCTGATGAACGCCTCATTCATCGTCGAGCATGGGCAGAGTGCCGTCGGTCGCTTCGTCCCATTCAAGGGCGTAGCGCTCGGCGATGTCCTCGAGGTCGTTCTCGGTCAGGTAGTCGGCCGTCTTGCGCTGTTGGCAGGCCGCGACGGCTCGGGCGAGGTCCGTCCACTCCTCGATCGTGACCATCCGGTCCTGCCGCGCTCCGAGCAGGTAGAGCGCGGCCTGCAGCACGGCATCGAGTTGGGCTTGGGTAGGCGCGGGCTGCGGGGCGGGGGTGGCGCTCATGGCTCAGGCTCCCTTCCCCGCGACAAAGACGCCGCGCTCGTGCTTCTTGAAGCGAGCGGCAGTCCCCTTGGCGGCGATCTCGCGGATGATGGCGGCGTAGAGCGTGGCCTCGGGCGTCTTACCGCCGGGGCTGGTCCAGAGTTTCTTGGCCTCCATCGCTGCGATCATCTCCTTGGCCCGCATCGGAACCTCGCTCGCGGCGAGCACCTGCGCTGCCGCGTCGAGGGCGCTGACGCGCTTGGACTTGGGCTCCTTTGCGGGCTTCGGGGCCTTCGGCGTATTGGGGGCCTTCTCGCCCTTGGCCTTCTTGCCCTTGGTAGCCGCGCCAAGCTTCGCGTTGTTGGCGACCTCCTTCTCGCTGGGCACCTCGTGGTCCTGCTTCCCGCCTGCCAGCCGACCGCTGATCTCGGCGAGCGCCGCCTTGCGGAGGCGGTCTGTCTTGGCGCTTCCCTCGGCGCGGGCAGCGCTCTTGGACATCTTCGGTGTGCGGGTCTTCGCGGGCTTCTTGGTCTTCGTACTCATGATGATCTCCAGACTCGTGGTGCGGACTCCCGTCGCACATTGCGGCGGGGAAGCGTGGTCGTGGCGGTTTCCCGCGACGCCGCGTGGGGTCTGTCAGCAGCCCGCGACGCGCTCCATCTCGTTGAGCACGTCGTGGACCATCGAGTTGGTGGCGGCGGCGCGGCCCCGGCGGTCGGTTCCGTAGACCACCTTGGCGACCTCGGCGGCCTTGGCGTAGCGGCTCTCTCGGTCCTCGTCGCGGGCGATGTGGGCGATGCAGATGTCTTGCCTGCCCGCTCGCCGGGTGTGCTGTTCGATCGTCGCTTCCGCCCCGCGCTCGGTGCGGCGGATGCTGATGTCTTGGTCGATGCCCTCGATCACGATCGTCTTGATGTTCATGGCGTTGCTCCTTTAAGGTGGGTGCGTGGCGTGCGGTCACTCGGCGTCGTTCAGGAACCGTTCCATGTCGTCGCGTTCCATGTTGCTGAGGAACCCGACCGTGTCCATCAGGTCGCTGCGGACCTTGCCGAGGTTGCCGGTGATGCCCCAGTTGGTCGGGTCGGCTTTGGCCTGCTCGTCGTGCTTGTCGAGTTCCATCTGCAGCACATCGATCAGGCGGGCGATGTCGTTCCGCCTCGCGGCGTACATCTGGGCGGCGGTCGGTTCGGGCTTCGTGGTCTTGGTCTTGGGGGTGTTCTTCTTCATACTGGTACCTCTCGTCGTATGGGGTGCGTGGTGTCTCCGGTAAACACAGAAGCCCGCATGTCGCGGGCTTCAGGTCGTCGGCTTCTTGTCGTTGGTGCGGTCCCAACTCGTCGTGTCCTTGGGTTGACCAACCGCCCGGAGGTAGTCGACCAATTCGTCGGCGGTCCATGTGTCGCCGTCGATGGCGTCGTGCTCGTTGGGGGTGTCGGTATCGCGGTCGATCTCGAAAAGGCGGAAGCCGCCCAGCGCTCCGGGACGCGGTCCCCAGTGGCCGTCGAGGTGGCGGCCGCGTCCGGCGGGGACGGTCGCGATGTTCCAGGTGCGGCCGTCGGGTGTGTGGATCTCAATCGCGGGGATGTGGAACCCGCTCTTGGCGAGGGTCTTGGCGAGGTCGAGCGTGGTCTTCGTGGTCGCGTTCATGTTCGTGGTCTCCGTCGCGGGCGGGGCGTTTGTTCTCGCTCGCGTTGGACACACATTCGTCGGCATGTGGCCAACAGGCAAGGCGTTCGGCCTGCATTTCTCGATGATTCTGCGACATGTGGGCAACTGCGTCCGCGATCTGGGCAAGTTCGCGCGGGAGGTCCGCGATGACTCCCGAACACGCGCCTAGTTCCCAGCCAGCGGGGGGCGGACAGGGAATGTCCCGGCTCAACCCGGCCGCGATGCCCGTGGCGGACGCCGCCCGCGTGCTCACCCGGCTTGGCGGCAAGCCCGTCACTGAAGCGATGCTCCGCGCCGACATCGATGCGGGCGTGCCGACCAACGCCGACGGCAGCGTCAACCTTGTGCACTACGCCGCGTGGCTCGTGAAGGAGATGTCCGCAGGTGGCGATTGACCCGCGCAAACTCAAGCCAGGCGAACTCGCGCGGCTGCTCAACAGCACGCCGCTGGGCGAGGTGATCAGCGAGCGGCAGCTCCACCGGCATCGCACGCGCGCCGGGTTCCGCGTCGCCGCAGACGGAGACGCGGGCAAGGTTGATCTGTTCCGTTACGTGGCGTGGCTGGCGACTACGCGGCACGAGGCGATCGCCGATGCTGCCGATGAGCCTGAGGGTCTCACGGGCTACGACGCGATGAAAGAGCGTGCCCGGCTCCGCAACGCCATGCTGTCGCTGTCGGGACGGGACATTGGAGATCTGCCTCCAGTCGCGGACCCGGCGAGGAAGGCGAATGCGGCCCGCGACTTCCGTTACTTCTGCGAGGCGTATTTCCCGCAGACGTTCCACCTCAAGTGGTCGGACGACCATCTCAAGGTCATCGCCAAGATCGAACAGGCGGTGCTCGAAGGCGGGCTGTTTGCGATGGCGATGCCTCGCGGCTCGGGCAAAACCTCGCTCTGCGAGATCGCTTGTCTGTGGGCGTTGGTCTTCGGGCACCGAGAGTTCGTGGCTCTTGTCGGCTCCGACGAGGAACACGCGGCGGGGATGCTCGACTCAATCAAGGCGGAGCTGGAGAACAGCGAGATTCTCGGCGGCGACTTCCCAGAGGTCTGCCACCCGATCCGCTCGCTCGAAGGTATCCACCAGCGGGCTTCAGGGCAGCTCTACGAAGGCAAGCAGACCCACATCGGGTGGACCGCGCGAGAGATCGTGCTGCCAACGATCGCTGGATCTGTGGCGTCGGGCGCAATCATCCGCGTGGCCGGGATCACGGGCCGCATCCGTGGCATGAAGCACAAGCGCGTTGATGGCGTCAGCGTTCGCCCGTCGCTCGTACTGATCGACGACCCGCAGACCGACGAGAGCGCCCGTTCGCCGTCCCAGTGCGCCAACCGAGAGCGCATCCTCGCTGGTGCGATCCTCGGCATGGCGGGCCCCGGACGGAAGATCGCCGGCCTGATGACGCTGACGGTGGTCCGCCCTGACGATCTGGCGGACCGCATTCTCGACCGCGACAAGCACCCGCAGTGGCAGGGCGAGCGGACCAAGATGGTCTATTCGTTCCCCAAGAGCGAGAAGCTCTGGGCCGAGTACGCCCGCGTGCGGGCCGAGGGGCTTCGCGCCGATCGGGGGATCATCGATGCCACGGCGTTCTACGGCAAGCACCGGACGGCGATGGATGAGGGAGCGGTCATCGCCTGGCCGGAGCGGTTCAACCACGACGAGTTGTCGGCGGTGCAGCACGCCATGAACCTTCGGCTGCAGAACGAGGCCGCGTTCTTCGCCGAGTACCAGAACGAGCCGCTGCCAGAGGTCGAGGTCGCCGACGACCTGTTGATCGCCGACCAGATCGCAGCGAAGGTGAACGGGCACGCCCGTGGGCTTGTCCCACTCGGGTGCTCGCACCTGACGATGTTCGTGGACGTGCAGGGCAAGGCACTGTTCTACCTCGTAGCCGCCTGGGAAGACGACTTCACGGGGCACATCATCGACTATGGCACCGAGCCGGACCAGAAGCAGGCGTACTTCACGCTTCGGGATGTGCGCCGGACGCTCGGGGCCGCTTCGCCACGCGCCGGCGTTGAAGGCGCGATCTACGGCGGCCTGGAGCGTCTCATCGAGGCGACGGTTGCTCGCGAGTGGCGGCGCGACGACGGCGCGATGGTTCGGATCGATCGATGCCTGATCGACGCCAACTGGGGCTCGTCCACGGATGTGGTCTACCAGTTCTGTCGTCAGAGCCCGCATGCCAGCGTGCTAACGCCGAGCCACGGACGCTATGTCGGCGCGAGCAGCCTCCCGTTCAGCGATTACAAGCGGAAGCGCGGTGAGCGGGTCGGCCTGAACTGGCGCGTGCCGATCGTGACCGGAAAGCGGGCGGTGCGGCACGTCCTGTTCGACACGAACTACTGGAAGTCCTTTGTGCACGCGAGGCTGGCGGTGCCCATGGGCGATCCCGGCGGACTCTCTCTGTTCGGCCAGAAGCCCGAGCCACACCGTCTGTTGTCTGAGCACCTCACCAGTGAGTACCGCGTGCGGACGGAGGGCCGGGGCCGCACCGTGGACGAGTGGAAGCTTCGGGTCGAAGGGCTCGACAACCACTGGCTCGACGGACTGGTTGGCTGCGCGGTGGCGGCGTCGATGGAGGGAGCGGTCCTCTTCGGGACGGATACGACAACGGCGCTCCGACCGCGTGTGAAGTTGTCGACGCTGCGGAGCAAACGCCACTAGCCGGGTTACACCGCGATGGGCGTGTTGGAGATGGCCAGCCGTGTGACGCCCGGGATCGCGGCAGCGTCGTTGGAAGTCAGCCGCGTATAGACCGCCGCCCACAGTGGGTGCGTGCACGCGCCGACAATGTCCACCCGCACCGCCTTGCCGTCAGGCATGTCGATGACTGACACGCGAGATGGCACTCGAAACCGCAGACGCTGATTGACCCCATTCGGTGGCATCTCGGGCTCTGCATAGGGAGTGAACGGCGCAAAGTCCTGTGAGGAGTACTGCGTTCCGTGCGACTTGGGCACACTCAGACAGTTGGTGAAGGTGAACATGCCGCTCGATGTTGAAGGCCAGAATACCACCCACGCCCGCTTCCGGAACTCCTCGCCGTTGTTGGCTGTGGCAAGAAGCCAGTCCCAATCGTGCGTGAGTTGATCCCATGCCCGCGCGGGAGGCCGGAAGTACTTAACCTCCGCCCGGATGGTCGGCGCGGTGATCTGCAGGTCGATGACGTTCGGTCCGACCTGGCCTTGGGCGGCGAGGTGGGCTACCGGCCCAAAGAAACTGCCCAAACGGGCGCAGAGGTCGATCTCCCTCGCCTCGGTCAGCAGCGCCTTCTTGTCTGCGATGGAACGACGCTGACACCGGATGATGTAGTCGTGGTTGATCGCAAGGCACGCAGCCGAGAGGTACTCGTGGACGGAGTGTGGCGTTGTATAGCTCATGGGGTGAGTACGGTGGTTAGCTTGTTTCGGAGGGTTGGGGGTACGTGTTCGTCCTCAGAGTACGAGATGACGCACGACGCAGCATTCCGATACTGTCAGCCAGCCACCGGTGCAGCGCTCTGGGTGGTACAGGTGCGAAGAACGCGCTGGATCGCTCGACTCCGTAGCGACACCTGACTCGGACGCCGGCGATGACTGTAGTGGAGAGGCCCCAGTTATGGCAGCGCGTCGGACGGAGCCTCCCCGGCCCGGAGCGCTGCAATCGCCTCCTCGCGGGTCGAGCCGAAGTAGATCTTCCCACGCGGTGGGAACAGTGCGCCAAATCGACCGTCACTTGCCTGCATGACGAGGGCCTCGCGTTCCCCAATGAGCACTCGCTCAGTCAATACGCGGTCGAGCCCGTTTGCGTAGAGCCGGAGGACGCGATCGAACCTCTTCCCGAGTCCTTCTGCAAGGTCGCCAATGCGGAGGAGCCTGAGCGGCTCGCCGCGCGTGGGGTCGAAGGCGGCCCCTTCTACCCACTCTGAGGTCTCCGATAGCAGCGTCACCAGCGCCGGGATGTCAGCGGGGCCAAACTCCACAACTTCCTGCGGCTCGGTGAGTTCGTCGGGACCCCACATGGCCAACCAGCCCTCTGCCTTAGACCTTTCCGAGAACAGTACCGAGAACTTGCCCATCGGACCGTCATCGTTGGGATCGCTCACAAGGATGAACAGGCCGCCATTCTGCTTGCCGACAATCCCGTACAACGGGACGTCCAACATGACCCGCGGCTCAGTCGAGAGAGCGGGCGGAGCAGACTTAGAGGGGAACATCGGGGCAAGCGCCATGTCGGTACGCGACGCAACTTCCCGGCTGGGTAGATCGGGCGCCGCCCGGCGGATCGACGGCTGGAACAACCGGGAGCCAATGCGTCGGAGGCAGTGGTCGGAGCAAACCATCCACGTAAGCCGCGGCTCAAACGAAATCATGCCCGGGATGAGCATATCGATGAGCTCGTTATCAGCGTCGGTGATCGGGCCGTCGCCCATGGCCAGCTTGCAGCAGTGCCCAAGCACCCCGGCGAGAATGTCCGCCGCTTGGATCGGCAAGCAAGAGATTGACGTCCTAGTCTCGAAAACCGCGACGTGCTCGAGGTTGGAGTATTCCGCGTCGTTGTGGGGTAGGCGTGCGAACAATCGGGGCATTCCGCGGTGCAACTCGAAGATCTGCTTGTACCCCTCCTCGTAGCTCTGGTGTTCGTCGTGGATGACGCGGATTGGGCGGGCGAGGCCGAGGCGACCGAGGTTCTCGACCAGCATCAAGAAGCTGATGAGGCAGGGCAAGTTCAGTGTCGCGTCAAGGTTGTGCGGGAGCCAATGGTCCCCTTCGGCCTTGGCGATCGCGTCCATGTGAGCGCGGCTGCCCAGAAGTGCGCGTCCGAGAGCTTCGGAGATGTCCCGATCGATGGCACTCACCACGTTCGTGAGGGCTGCCTCGAGCGTTCCCGGCGTTGGTTCCATGTACGCCTGGGCGAATCCGTCCATAGCGCCTCGATCGAGCTGCTCATAGAGTGTGTTGGCGATCTCCTGCTTCGTTTCAACGTCGCTTGTGATTGGGTCGCGAACAAGGTCATTAAACGCTGGATCGAGGAAGGTTTCGACGATCTTCCCGGCTACGCAGTACCGCTTCTCAGCGATCAGGTAGAGAGGCACGCAGTGAAGCTGCCCGAGGATCCTGAAGAGCTCTGCGCCCGCGCGTTTGGTTCGGTCGTTCCGCAGGATCGAGCTGGTCTTGAGCTCCTGGAGCTGGGGGAAGTGCTTCTGCCGGAACTGATCGATAGCGACATTCACATCAACTACTCGATCTTCGGGCACGAGCCAGCCGCCCAGGACATAGAACGGCTGTCCTTGGTCGAGATAGTTGGGACCAGAGTTGCCTGATTCGTCGCAATACACGTCCGCCCGCCCCGGTTGGGTCAGGTGCGCCGGAACAAACAGGCCGTCCGCACGCTGTGTGAATCCGTCGGGCATCGCATACATCCCGCAGGCGATCGGTGACCGCCGTACGAGACACTCTCGCCCTGTCGCGGAAACCTAAATCACTGCGCGACAAGTGTACGGGTGAAGCAGAGGGGTACTGGTGTGCCTCCTGATCCGCCCAATGACGTCGACGCTCTGCGCGAAGCCGCCAGACAGCCCGCCAAGGCCTCTGTCGACGGGCAGTCCGTCGAGCAGCACCCGCTGAAGGACCAGATCGAGGCCGACCGCTACCTCGCGTCCAAGGCCGCCGCGAGGAAGCCCGGCCTCGGCATCAAGTTCGCCAAGATTGTTCCCCCCGGTTCCGTCTGACCCGATCCCACGCCCATGCTGAAAGCCATCGCCAACATCATGAGCCGGGTCGGTCGCGGAGCTCCGTCCGCCTCTCCCTCCCCGGCGGCGTCGCCTGCTCCGCACGGAAGCGGGGCACGCGGCGGCCGTCGTTTGGTCGTCGCCAAGTTCGACTCGGCCAAGACCACGCCGGAGAACCGCAAGCATTGGGCGAACGCGGACGGGCTCTCCCCCAACGCCGCGATCAACCCTGAGGTGCGGCGCGTCCTCCGCAACCGCGCCCGGTACGAGGTCGCCAACAACTCCTACGCCAAGGGCATCGTCCTCACGCTCGCCAACGACACCATCGGCACCGGCCCGCGGCTGCAGATGCTCACAGATGATCCTGACGCGAATGCCCGGATCGAGGATGCGTTCGAACAGTGGTCGCGGGCGGTCGACCTCCCCGGCAAGCTTCGCACGATGCGGCTGGCCCGCGCCGAGAGCGGCGAGGCGTTCGCGTTGCTGATCAGTAACCCCGGCATCGGTTCACCAGTGTCGCTGGACCTCAAGCTCATCGAAGCGGACCAGGTCTGTACGCCGCTGCTGCGTCGTGGCCGCAACGACGAGATCGACGGCATCGCACTGGACCCGTGGGGCAACCCCTCCGCCTACCGCGTACTCAAGCGCCACCCCGGTGATAGCGGCGTGTTCCGCACGCCGATCGACGACCTCACGGCCTATGACACGTTCCCTGCCTCGTCGGTCGTGCACTATTTCCGTCCGGATCGGCCCGGCCAACTCCGCGGCATCCCTGACATCACGCCGGCGCTCCCGCTCTTCGCGCAGCTCCGCCGGTACACGCTCGCGACCATCGCCGCCGCCGAGACCGCCGCCAACTTCGCCGCCGTCATCTACACCGACAGCCCCGCTAACGGCGAGGCCGATCCGTTGGAGCCGATGGACGAGGTGGAACTCGAACAGCGTCTCGCCACCGTACTTCCGGGCGGATGGAAGCTCGGCCAGGTCCATGCCGAGCAGCCGACGACGACGTTCGGCGAGTTCAAGCGTGAGATCCTCAACGAGATCGCCCGCTGCCTGAACATGCCGTTCAACGTCGCGGCCGGCAACTCCTCCGGGTACAACTACGCCAGCGGTCGCCTCGACCATCAGGTGTACTACAAGAGCATCCGCGTCGAGCAGCACCACCTGCAGCTCGCCGTGCTCGATCGCATCCTGAAGGCGTGGCTCAATGAGGCCGTGCTTGTCGAAGGGCTGCTCCCGCAATCCCTGCGGACCATCGCCGCCACCTTGCCCGAGCATGCGTGGTTCTGGGATGGCGTCGAGCACGTTGATCCCGCCAAAGAAGCGAACGCCCAGGCCACCCGACTGGCCAACCACACGACCACGCTCGCCGCGGAGTTCGCCCGGCAAGGCCGCGACTGGGAGCAGGAGCTCCGCCAGCGAGCCAAAGAGCTCACTCTCATGAATGAACTCGGCCTCGCGCTGGCAACCGCACCGGCTGCCGCTCCGGCCACGAACGCGCCCGCCGAGGACACCGATCCCGCAGACCAAGTTGATGAGGAGACCGCCAGTGCCAGTCACCGCTGACCCCAAGAAGACCATTCCCGCTCTCGCGCTCACCGCAACCGCCGACATCACCGTCGTTGCTGCAGCTGATGGGCAGGCTGCGCCTCTCCCCCGCTTCAAGATGGTCGCGTACACCGGCGGCGCGATGCGTGTCGCGGGCTGGCGTCACCCGGTCGTGATCGACCTCGCGGGCCTGGCGGTTCCCTCGCAGGCACGCCCCATCCGCTTCGGGCACGACCCGCTATCGGGCGTCGGCCACACCGATTCGATCCGCGTTGAGGCCGGGCAGCTCGTGGCGACGGGCGTGATCTCGCGTGACACGAGCGCCGCTAAGGAAGTCGTCGCGTCCTCGCGGAACGGCTTCCCCTGGCAAGCCTCCGTCGGCGCGAGCGTCGAGGAGTTCGAGTTCATCAAGGACAACCAGAAGGCGACGGTCAACGGCCAGGAACTCACCGGCCCGGTCAACGTCGTCCGCAAGGCCACGCTCGGCGAGATCAGTTTCGTGGATCTCGGCGCAGACGGCCGCACCAGCGCGAGCATCGCCGCGCGTCAGAACAAGGAGCCCAGCGTCATGGCCGACGATCCCACGACTTCCAATCCCACCCCGTCCCCAATCATCGCCACCGAGCAGACGCCTGAGCAGGTCCGCGCTGCAGCCCTTGCTGAGACTGCCCGTATCGCGGCCGTTCGCAAGGTCTGCGGCGGCAAGCACAGCGAGATCGAGGCCCAGGCCATCCGCGACAACTGGGATGCCACGCGGACCGAGCTCGAGGTCCTCCGCGCCAGCCGCCCCAAGGCCCCAGCCATCCACGCTCCGGATAACAGCGTCACCAGCGAAGTGCTCGAAGCCGCGTGCTTCCAGAGCGCCAAGCTCGAGGGCATCGAGAAGGTCTGCTCCACGCAGGCAATCGAGATCGCCGCCAAGCGGTTCCAGGGCGGGCTGGGCCTTCAGGAGCTCCTGTTCGAGGCCGCGATCGCCAACGGCTACACCGGCCGCACGTTCCGCGACAGCCGCCGCGTGCTCGAGGCCGCGTTCGGTCGTGGCATCGAGGCGGGCATGACCACCATCGACGTGGGCGGCATCCTCTCCAACGTCGCCAACAAGTTCCTGCTCGAGGGCTTCTTCAGCGTCGAGCGCGTGTGGCGGAGCATCTGCGCGGTGCGCAACGTCAGCGACTTCAAGACCGTGACCAGCTACCGCCTGGTCGGCAAGGACCAGTACGAGCAGGTCGCCCCCGGCGGCGAGCTCAAGCAGGGCACGCTCGGCGAGGAAACCTACACGAACAAGGCCGACACCTACGGCTTGATGCTCTCGATCGATCGCCGCGACATCATCAACGATGACCTCGGCGCGATCACCACGGTTCCCCGCAAGCTCGGCCGTGGCTCGGGCCTGAAGATCAACGACGTCTTCTGGACGGCGTTCATGAACAACGCCGCGTTCTTCAGCGCCGGCAACAAGAACTTCGTCTCAGGCGCTGACACCGCGCTCGGCATCGACGGCCTCACCAAGGGCGAGGTCGCCTTCATGGACCTTGTGGACTCCGACGGCAAGCCCACGGGCGTGATGCCCGCGATCCTGCTGGTGCCCACGGCGCTCTCGGCGATGGGCACGCAGCTCTACAAGAGCGTCGAGCTCCGGGACACGACCGCGAACACCAAGTTCCCCGTCGCCAACCCGCACCAGGGCAAGTTCCGCATCGAGGTCAGCCGCTACCTCTCAAACGCGCTCTACACCGGCAACTCGGCCAAGGCGTGGTACCTCCTCGCGGACCCCAGCGACCTCCCGGTCATCGAGATGGCATTCCTCAACGGCCAGGAAGCCCCGACCGTCGAGACCTCGGACGCGGACTTCAACATGCTCGGCATTCGGATGCGTGGGTACCACGACTTCGGCGTCAACCTGCAGGACCCGCGTGGCGGCGTGAAGAGCAAGGGCGAGGTGTAAGCCATGCCCGTGCAGGGAAGCACAGGCGCTGGGGGGCTCGGCGGCGAGCTCCCCAGCGCACTCGGAAGCGGCATCGACCAGCAATCGGGCATCGACATCGATGGCCCACCAACAGATGGAGGTTCAGGAATGGCTTCAGGACCAGCAAAGTTCGTTCAGGAAGGCGGCTCGATCGACTACACCCCCGGCGCTGACGTGCTCGTCGGCGCGGTGGTGGTGCAGGCCGACCTCATCGGGGTCACGCAGGCACCGATCAAGGCGGGCCAGTTGGGATCGATCGCCGTCACCGGCGTCTTCGACTTCAACAAGGTGGTCGGCGCGGGCAGCGCCATCCCCGCGGGCACGCTCACGTACTGGGATGCGGCCGCCCAAAGCGCTACCAAGAACGCGGCCGCCGGCGCGAACAAGCTGATCGGTAAGGCGGTGAAGGCCACTGTCGACGCCGACACCATCGTTCGCGTTCGGCTGCAGCAATAAGGAGCACCTGTGGGCGACCTGCTCGATCGCGGCGCGGCATTCCTCGATGCCCAGCGTCACCAGCACCTCTCCCGCCCGGTCCTCTACCGGCGTGGCACGGACGAGAAGGAAGTCCAGGCCACCATCGGCAAGACCGAGTTCGAGCAGGCGGACGACGCGGGGCTCATTCACCGAGTGGAGTCGCGGGACTTCCTCGTGCGGACGGGGGACCTGGATCTGGGCGCTGGCCCGATCCTCCCGCGGGCGGGCGATCAGGTGCGAGAGACGGTGGGTACGAGCGTGTTCGTGTACGAGGTCAATGCGCCGGGAGGGCAGCCGCCGTTCCGGTACAGCGACCCGTACCGCAGGGTTCTTCGGGTTCACACCAAGCACATCGCAACGGAGTAACGATGGCAGAAGGCAACGGACAGAACGGCAGTGCTCGGTGGGCCGGCGTGGTCGTCACCGTCGTGCTCGCGGCGGGCGCGATGACCATCCAATGGGGCGTGGTGACCACCAAGCTCCAGCAGGTGGAGAAGCGGCTCGACGAGTTCATCGGTGAGGCCCGCAGCATCCGCGCTCAGTACGCCGAGATGGAACGCAAGATCTGGTTCCTCGAGGGCAAGCTGTCCGGGCTGACTTCCAACTCGCCGCGGCAGAGCGTGCCGACCACCGGCTCCCCCGTCATCGGAGGTGGCCCGTGAGCACGATTGCCGCCCTCGCCGACGCCGTCGCGGCGCACATCAACGCCGGCGCCTTTTCGCAGCCGCTCACGGCCGTGCGAACGTTCCAGCCCGCGTTCACGCTGGAGGACCTCAAAGACCTGCGGGTCTCGGTGGTTCCCCGCACGCTGCAGATGTCGCCGGTGACGCGGGACAGCCTGGCCATCGAATACGTCGTGGATGTGGGCGTGCAGAAGAAGCTCCCCGCCGATGGGATGGACGCGGCGATCGACGAACTGCTCGTGCTGGTCGAGGCAATCGCGGATCACCTGCGGTTCAAGCGGCTGGAGGGCTTTCCCGACGCGGCGTGGGTCGGGATCAGCAACGAGCCGGTGGTGTCGAGCGAGGCGCTCGAGCAGCACCGGGTGTTCACGAGTGTTCTGAGTGTGACGTACCGCGAGCGGAGGTAGTGCGTGAGGAATGCCATCATCTTCAAAGTCGATCTGGACGGAGGCGACAAGCCGCTGTCGGCGACGAAGCTCGTGGCGACGTTCACGCTCACGGCATCGCACAAGAACACGCAGGACCTCTTGCTGTCGGATGGCAAAACGGACCCCATCGATGTTGCCCCGGGCACGCAGTACTACTTCGAGCGGGTGAACCTGGCGGATCTGTTGGTCAAGAGCAAAGGCGGCGAGACGGTCTTCGTGGTCGGCCACAGCGCCGAGTGAAAGGAGTCAGCGATGGCAATCAAGCTCGGCATGGAAGCCGCCCTGAAGTACAAGACGGGCGGCCAGGCAGGCGCAGGCGCATGGACGGCACTCGGCAACACACGAGACGTGACGCTGAACCTCGAAGCGGGCGAGGCGGATGTGACCACACGAGCCAACAGCGGCTGGCGGGCAACGGTCGCCACGCTCAAGGAAGCGAGTGTTGAGTTCGAGATGGTGTGGGACACCGGCGACGTTGGGTTCACCGCCATCAAGAACGCCTTCTTCAACAACGACCCCATCGGCCTCCAGATCCTCGATGCGGCCGCGGGCCAGGGCCTGCAAGCGGACTTCTCGATCACCAACTTCAGCCGCAGTGAAGCCCTCGAAGAGGCCATCACCGTGTCGGTGACCGCAAAGGTCACGTACTCAGCGACGGCGCCTTCATGGATCGGTTCGTAAGCCCGGCGGCGAAGTCGGTGCAACAGGTGTTCAACCGCTGTGCAACCGGCACAGCGTCTCAACGGAGGCACGGATGCGGCAGTTCAAGGACAACGCGGGTCGGACCTGGACGGTGGACATCAACGTCGCCACGCTCAAACGCGTGCGCGGGCTCACGGGCGTCGACCTCATGCAGGTCATCGAGGGGACGCTCATCGAGAAGTTCATCCGCGATCCCGTGCTCCTGTGCGACGTGGTGTACGCCGTGTGCAAGCCCGAGGCGGATGCCGCCAAGGTCTCGGACGAGGAGTTCGGCAAGGCGATGGCGGGCGACGCGATCGAGACCGCGACGGGCGCGGTGCTGGACGAACTCATCAGTTTCTGCCCGAGCCCGAGGGACCGGGCCAACCTCGGGCGGGTGCTCCAGGCCACCAACCGCGTGATGGAGAAGGCTCGCGACCTGACGGAGAAGCGGATCGAGACGCTGACCAGCGAGAGCGAGCTGGACAAGCTCGTGAACCGGATGGTCCCCGAGCCGCTGACGTCTGGAAGTTCATCTACCAGTGCGCCGGAGCCCTCGGCCTCGACCCCGGGCCCCTGACGCTGCGGGAGCTGGTCGCCATGCTCGACGGCCGCCAGCGCCACGACTGGTCAATCGCTGCCGCCGTCATGTCCGTGGTGGCCAACACCGCCCGCGACCCCAAGCGATCCCGCCTGCTCAAACCCGCCGACTTCGACCCGTTCCACAAGCCATCCCGGCCCGTCAAGGTTGACGTGTCGGTCCTCAAAGACGTGTTCATCGACCGCCGCATGCCGGAGGTCGCCAAGGAGACTCGTGCATGAAGAGCCTGACCACCCGCCATTACGTCTATCTCGGTGCCCTGATCCTGCTGGCGCTCGTGCTCGCGTCGTGCGCCGGCCTGGACCTTGGCGACATCGTCAAGGTCAAGACGCCCAACACGATCCAGCAGACCACCGGCCTGCCGTCGACGCTGAGCCTCAACGAGGCGGAGGTTGAGTACCAGAACTGGTTCAACCTCACGCAGACGACCGGAGCGCAGTGGAAGGGCAACATCGAGAAGGCCGGCGAGATCCGCGGGCTGCTCGGCCAACTCACGCTCTCGGCCCTCGACACCGTTGGCCCCACCGTCGCGGGCCTACCCGTGCTCGGGCCGGCTCTTCCGGCGCTCACCGGCATCGTCGGCCTGTTCATCGGGTCGGGCCGTCTCCGCAAGGAGAAGGAGGCGTCCTTCAACAAGGGCCTGGAGAAGGGCAGCGGTCTCGCTGGCACCGGCAGCGGGACCGGCGGTCCGGCTGGGAGTGGTGCGTGATCACCATGCGGATCAAGGACATGTTCTTCGACCGCCACGTCGTCATGGCGGCGGTCGACAACGCCAAGCGGAAGGTGCTCAGCAAGGCCGGAGCGTTCATCCGCACAGCGGCCAAGACGAGCATCCGCAAACGCAAGGGGTCGGCTCCTCCCGGGGCCCCGCCCCATTCGCACGAGGGCAGCCTGCGTCGGCTGATCCTCTTTGGGTACGACAAGCCCAACGACTCGGTCGTCGTCGGGCCGGTGGGATTCAAGAAGAGCGAGGCACCGAATGTCCTGGAGTACGGCGGCGACACCGTCGTGTTCCGTAGGCGCGGCGGCAAGCTCACCTCGCAGAAGGTCAAGATCTCGCCGCGGCCGTACATGGCCCCGGCGCTGGAGAAGGAGCGGCCCAACCTGCCGCTCTTGTGGCGGAACTCGATCAAGAAAGGGTGATTACACGTGGCCGATACGCGGGGCATCCGAGCCGGGCGAGCCTTCATTGAGCTGGGCGTCAGCGACAAGCTGTCGGCTGGACTCAAGGCGGCCCAGAAGAGGCTCGAAGCCTTCGGCGCGGGGCTGCGGTCCATCGGCACGAAGATGGCGGGCATCGGCGTCGCCGCGATCACGGCGCTGCTCGGCACAGCGAAGGTGTTCAGCGACTCGGGCGATGCGCTCGACAAGATGAGCGCCCGCACGGGCGTGAGCGTTGAGGCCCTGAGCGAGCTCGGCTACGCGGCGGACCTCTCGGGCACGGACATGGAGACGCTGGAGAACGGCCTCCGCGTTATGCAGAAGACGCTGACGGAGGCGTCGCAAGGTTCTAAAGGGGCGAATGAAGCCCTCGGTCGGCTCGGTCTGACGGTGCAGGACCTCGCAAAGCTCTCCCCCGACGAGCAGTTCAAGCTGCTGGCCGACCGGATCTCTCAGATCCAAGACCCGGCGCTCCGGGCCGCGATGGCGATGGAGCTCTTCGGCAAGGCGGGAACCAAGCTCCTGCCGCTCATGGCCGACGGGGCAGCAGGCATCAACGAGATGCAGGAACAGGCCCGCAAACTCGGGCTGACGGTGAGCACGGAGACCGCCCGCGATGCCGCCGAACTCAACGATGCCCTCGGCACGCTGTGGAAGGTCCTCAAGCAGGGCGTCTTCACCATCGGCGGGGCGCTCGCACCGACGATCAAGGACCTGACCGAGCGGATCACTCGCATCGTCGTGAGCGCCACAGCGTGGGTGAAGGCGAACAAAGAGACGGTGGTCTGGGCGCTCAAGGTCGCGGCCGCCGTGGCGGTCGCGGGGATCGCGATTGTCGGCCTCGGCTACATCATCTCTGGCATCGGCGCGGCGCTGGGCATCGTGGCCGCAGTCATCGGCGGGATCGGTACGGCGTTCAGCCTGATCGGGGCCGCGATCGGTGCTGTGCTCACGCCCGTCGGTCTGACGATTGCCGCAATCGTGGCGCTGGGCGGCACACTGCTGGTCGTCACCGGCGCGGGTGGCGAGGCGCTGTCGTGGCTCGCGGAGAAGTTCACCGAGCTGCGTGACTGGGTCGGCAAGGTGGTCGGCGGCATCTCCGACGCCCTCGCCGCCGGCGACATCGCGCTGGCCGCCGAGATCCTGTGGCTCTCGCTCAAGGTCATCTGGCAGCAGGGCGTCGCGGCGCTGAACAAGGCTTGGCTCGGCGCGAAGGAGTTTTTCGTCTCGACCGCGTACTCGATGTGGTACGGGGCGCTGGCTGCTGCTGAGATCGTCTTCCACTCCCTCGAGGTCGCGTGGATCGAGACGACCGCCTTCCTGTCAAAGACCTGGACCAACTTCGCCACTGGCTTCCAGATGATCTGGGAGGAAGCTTCGTCGTGGGTCGCCAAGCGAATGCTGGAGATTCAGGGGCTGTTCGATGACGGGCTCGATGTCGAAGCCGCGAAGAAGGCGGTCGATCAGCAGCTCGAATCCCGGCTCGTCGAACTGGAGAACGCTGCCCAGCAGTCGGTGGCTGCACGCGACAAGGAACGCGAGGCCCAGCGCCGGGACGCCGCCGCGTTGCATGAGGCGACGCTCGCGGGCATCGGCCAGGACTTCGAGAACGCGCAGGAAGCCTTGCGCAAGGACACGGCCGCAGGACTCGCCGAATCGCAGGCCGCGTTGGACGCCGCCAAGCAGAAGCTCGCGGCTGCGATCGAGGAGGCCCGCAAGAAGCGAGAGGCCGCCGACGCCGAGAAGGGACCAGGTCGCCCGCAGCGGGATCTGATGGCCGACTTCGAGGACCGGCTGTCGGGACTCGGCGCTGCCATCGGCAAGGGCATCAGCGTTACGGGCACGTTCAGTTCCGCGGCCGTCTCAGGCCTCGGCACCGGTGGCGATGCCGCCGAACGCACAGCCACCGCGACGGAGGCGACGGCCAAGAACACCAAGCGTCTGCTGGATGCCAGCGTGGACAACGGAATGCGGTTCGCCTGATCAGAAAGGAGGTCATCGCTCGTGCCGGTTGAGGTCTTTGAGAAGTTCGAGAGCCGCCGCTCCACCAAGGCGAACCAAGTCTCGCAGTCCTCTGCGGAGCTCGGGTACATCGTGCGCGGCACGCCCGACGACCTCGTGGCCCGCAACGCGGCACAGACCAATTCTCCGGCAACCTACGACGGGCTGGCTCGTCAGAACGTGCAGATCGAGCCGCTCGGCCCGCAGCTGTGGGACGTGACCGTCCGTTACGGCTCCAACGACAGCGGCGGAACCCCCACGCCCAGCGAGGCTTCATTCAACTTTGAGACCGGCGGCGGCACGCAGCACATCACCCAGAGCAAGGACACGGTGCAGGCACGGGCCGCGTCCGGATCGACCGCGCCGGACTTTGGCGGCGCGATCGGCGTGACCGCCGACGGTGTCGAGGGCGTGGACATCACGGTGCCGGTGTACCAGTTCTCCGAGACGCACTACTTCAGCGATGCGCAGGTGACTGGGTCGTACAAGGGCGCGATCTTCAGCTGCACGGGCAAGACCAATGCTGGCGGGTTCAAGGGCTTCGCACCCGGTGAAGTGCTCTTCCTGGGCGCGACCGGCTCGAAGCGTGGCGATGGTCCCGACGACGACTGGGAGATCACGTTCCGGTTCGCGGCCAGCCCCAACCAGACCGGCCTCTCCGTCGGCACCATCACCGGCATCAGCAAGAAGGGGTGGGAGTACCTGTGGGTCCGCTACGCCGACGCGGAGGACACCGGGTCCGGCGCGATCATCAAGAAGCCCATCGCCGCCTACGTCGAGCGTGTGTACGACGACGCCAACTTCGGAGCACTGGGGATCTGAGTCCCTTCAACCATGCCTGACGACCTCCGCAAAGTCCGATCCGGTGATCCACTCCGCCTTCCCGCGGGCGCGTACAACGCGTTCGTCGATGCGGCTGTGGACTTGCGCCGGCGGCAAGGTCGCGGCGAAGCCGTCGCCGGCCCGCTCATGGAATCGGCGCAGCGCGGCATCGTGCTTGTGCGCAACGACTCCGGCGAGGAGATCGAGCCGTACCACGCGCTGGCGATCACCGGCGTGCTCGTCGAGCCCGGCGAGGACGACCAGGAGCGGACATTTCAGAGCCGCACGCCGCTGACAGGGGACATCGCCACGGAGGAAACGGCAGGCCCAGCGTTTGTCGTCGCACTCCAGCCAATCAAGCCCAACAAGCTGGGGCGCTGCGTGCTCACGGGCGTCACGGTGGCGCGGGTGTTCATCACCAACGAGACCGACACGACCTGCGAGCTCGCGGCCGACGAGACGGTCCTGGCCAGCACGCCCATGGGCGGCATCCCGATCCTCTGGAAAGAAGAGGGCACCGGCGAGAAGTGGGCCGTGCTCGAGCTCGGCCGCCCGTCGCCCGGGCGCGTGACGGCGATTCTCGGCGCGGCCCAGGCGATCCCCACCGAGCGCAACCGCTGGCGCTATCCGTGGGTGGAAGCCCAGATCGACGGCAACCCCGGCAGCGAGACCTACCTCCGGTATGTGCCCATCGAAGGTGGTCTGTCGTCGCAGCTCGCAAGCGGCGGTGAAGACCCCACGCGGCTGGCGCTCAACCGATTCGAGGCCCACCACATGAATGACTCCGAGCCCGGCTCCGGGTTCGGCGGCTTGCTCGGGCTGGGGCCGGTGTGCGAGTTGCCCGGCGTGCTTCCCAAGTGCCCGCCCGCGCGGTCGCTCAAACCCAAGCTCGTGCCCATCCCCGAGGGGGTGTGCGTGCAGCTGACCTGCGAGCGCAACAGCAAGGGCAAGCCGGTGTGGGTCTTCGAGGCCATGAGCCTCATCGAGATCGCCGACCCCGCCGACGAGGATCGCAAGTTCAACCTCTACATCGGAGGTGCTGAATGACCACAGCTCCGACCCCGACCGTACTCGATGCACGCCGCGAACAGGAGCGGGCCAAGTACGTGGCGCTGGCCGCCAAGCCCGGCTCGACGTACGGCTCGACCAACCACGGCAAGCTTGCCGTCCCGATCATCCACAAATTCAAGCCGAGGTTTGTCGTGGACTTCGGATGCGGCCGCAACGACCTCGTGCGTGATCTGCGCCGGCTGGGGATCGACGGCCTGGGTGTGGACTTCGCGTTCCCGGATGCCGACCTCGTGCGTCCCATGCACAAGACCGCGCTGCACGCGGGCTTGGCGGACGTCGTCACGAGTTTCGATGCGCTCGAGCACCTGCTGCCTGAGGATGTGGACGCAGTGCTCGCAGAAATGCGCCGTGTGGCCAAGCCGCGCGGCCACTTTGTGTTCTCGATCTGCACCCGTCCCAGCAAGACCACCGTCGCCGGCGAAGGGCTGCACCCGACGGTGCGCCCGCTGGACTGGTGGCTCGACCGCATCGGCCGTGTCGCCACCGTGACCAACCCGCGGGCGGATCGGCGGTTCATCGTCGGGCGATTCAAGGGCGGAAGTGATGGGGGGTGCTGCGGTGCGTGAGAACCAGTCTGACATCGCGGCGCTCCAGGCCGGTCTGAAGGCGCGCAAGCCGTCGCGGGATGGCCTGCGCCTCTACACCGCCGACTTCGACTCCGTGTCGCTCGGCGGGTTCTACCGCGGGCGTTCGGCGTTCCTGATCCTCTCGGGCCCGTCGCTCACGCAGCTCGATCTCTCGGCGCTCAACAAGCGCGGCATCGTCACGATGGCCGTGAACAACGCATGGGCGGTGCATCGTCCGACGCTGTGGACCTGCGTCGACGATCCCGGCCGCTTCATCGATACCGGCTGGAAGGACCCGGGCATTCTGAAGTTCGTGCCCACATGCATGTGGGACAAGCGGCTCCGCATCCAGGGCGCTGATGGCGTGATGCGCAACAGCGCGTTCAGAGTTCGGCAGATGCCCGGAGTCATGTTCTTCCGCCGTGCGGATCACTTCGACCATGAGCGGTTCCTGACCGGAGACAGCGTCCCGTGGGGCAACGACGCCAAGAACCCAGACTCTTTGGGCATCACCGGCAAGCGCTCGGTCATGCTCGTGGCCCTGCGCCTGTTGCACTACCTCGGCTTCAGCACGGTGTACCTGCTGGGCTGCGACTTCAAGATGGCCGAGGACCGCAAGTACGCCTTCACCGAGAACCGGGCGGCCAACGCGATCCGGCACAACAACGTGCTGTATGACTCGCTGGCCCGGCGCTTCGAGGCCCTCAAGCCGCACTTCGAGAAGCACCGCTTCCGCGTGGTGAACTGCTCTCCAGGCAGCGAGCTGCAGGTCTTCGAGCGCATGGAGTTCGCCGACGCTGTCGCGGCCGCGTCCGCCGAGTGCGGCAAGCCAGTGAACACGCAGGGCTGGTACGAGCCCAACCCGAAAACCCAGGAGGCCGCACGATGAGCGACGGCCCCACCCGCTACTACCTCTATATCCCGGTCTGGGCCACGGGCCGCGCCCCGCAAGGCGGCGGCTCGAGCAACTACTCGACGCCGTCGGAGTCGCCCGATTCGTCGTACAGCACGTACTCGACGCCCACCAGCACGCCGAGCATGCCGCCGAGTTACTCGACGACGGGCGATGTGATCTACACGACCGGTCCGGGTGGCACGCCGACGTTGACGTTCTACACCACCGATGCTTTCACCAGCAACACTCCGGGCACCACGCAGACGCCATCGAGCAGCGGGCCGATGTCATCGAGCGGTTCGGGAAGCACGCCGACGAGCGACACCCCGAGTTCCATGTCTTCGAGCTCCTCGGGCTCGAGCATGAGCAGCTCCGGCGGCGGCAGTTCGTCGGGAATGAGCTCATCGGGCGCTTCGTCCGGCATGAGTTCCGGGGCGTCCAGCGGCATGTCGTCGGGGGCGAGTTCCGGTATGTCCTCGGGCGGATCATCGGGTGCGTCCTCCGGAGGATCGTCCGGAGGGGGCAGTTCAGGGGGCGGCTCGTCGGGCGGGGGCGGGTCCAGTGGCGGCGGCAGTGGCCCGGGCGGCTCGGGTCCCGGAGGCTCCGGCCCCGGCGGTTCTGGGCCGGGAGGGTCGGGCCCTGGGGGAAGCGGGCCGGGTGGTTCCGGCCCCGGCGGCTCGGGACCCGGTTCAAACTGTGTGCTGGCCGGGACGCCGGTTCGGCTGGCCTCGGGCCAGACCGTGCCGATCGAGCATCTGAAACCGGGTGACCGCGTCGCGGCGCTCGATGTGGCGGGCCTAGATCGCGATGTGCCGTGGCGGGCGCAGTATCAGTGGCTGCGTCAGCGAGCCGAAGCCGTGCTCACGCCCGTCACCGGCTGCGTGGCCAGTGTCAAGATGGGCACACACGACGGGTTCGTCACCATCAACGGTCGCCTGCGGCTCACTCCCGAGCACCCGGTGCTCCTGCGCCGCGGCGATGAGGTCGGGTTCGTCTCGGCGGAGTTTGTACTTGTTGGCGACTACCTCGTGCGGCACGACCTCAGCGAGGAACGCGTCGAGACGATCAGCCGCGCCGGCGAGCGCGTCACCACGGTCGCAGTGCATGTGCCCGGTCTGAACGTCTTCCTGGCCGACGGCGTGTGGGTCCACAACGACATGCCCGCGACGCAGGCAACGGGATCGGGATCGGCTTCTGGTTCGGGGTCCGGTTCTGGCTCGGGATCAGGCTCCTCCAGCGGCAGCGGGTCGGGTTCCGGCAGCGGCAAGTCCAGCGGCTCGTCCATGTCGAGTTCTGGAAGCTCGTCAGGATCTGGCAGTTCGTCTGGTTCCTCGAGCGGCAGCGGGAGCGAAAGTGGCTCGGGCCCGCCCGGTTCAGGCTCGGGCTCCGGCAGCGCCCAGCAGTCCGTGGCGCTCGGTGAGGGTGCATCGTCGTTCATCGAGGGCGGCATGGAGGGCGTGCCTCCCGCGAAGTGGCAGCAGAGCGGTTTGAGCAGCGAAGAAGAGGTGAAGGCATGATCCCGAAGGTCATCTACACGGCCGACTTGTCCGAGTCCCCTGACCGTCAGCGGCTTGCTGCGTGGAAGCACGCATGGCAGACGCTGCACCCCGAGTGGGACGTCGTCACATTCACGCTGGAGAACAGGCCGCCGATCCTGAACCACGATCAGTGGCAGCAGACGCTCGACCTCAGCGAGCCTGCGGCGTCGGCGGCGCGGCTGAACCTGCTGCGATACGAGGTGCTCGCCCGCGAGGGCGGCGTGTTCGTCGATCCCGATCGTCTGCCGCTGCGCTCGCTCGATGAACTCGTCGCCGGCGTCGGCGCATTCTGCTCGACGATCGCCAGCCACGGTGCGAGCCGTCCGCACATGCTCTCGCCGTCGGTGCTCGGTGCGACGCGGAATCATCCGATGCTCTGGCACGCGATCCGCGACCTGCCGCACTCGGTGCTGGTCTATCGCGGTGTGTGGGACCAGAGCGGGCCGGGGTTCCTCACACGCGTGGTCCGCGACCACGGGCACTTCCGCGACGTGGTGCCGTTCCATTGGGCGCTCTTCGAGCAGGGCGAAGAGGCCGCCAAGGCTCACGGCGGGGCGTTCGGGTTCGTGACCGGCAAGACGGCGGAGGCTGCGGCTTGA